GTATATGCTTGTAATTATGTAATTTGATATGAATCCAGATACAGATAAGCACAATAGACAAAGAATAATTAAGTTAAATTCTTGCGTATGTTCTTCTGCAATTGATATCATAGATATTCCAACTACACAAAATGCCATAGAAAAAGCTATAACACTAGTTAAAAATATTTTGAATAATTTTGTTATTTCAGTTTCCATTTTTTTATTTGTTAAATCGTTTAGTCATTTCTATTTTACTATTGGTTATTGAAAGAGTATCTATCCAACATACAAGGGTAGCACTCATTACTATTGCTCATTGATTCCTTTGAACATTGTTGATGTGTACAATTCGTATTTGTTGGGAACGATATTTTATGCTGCATCTTTGTTGTTTTTATTATTCACTAAATCTTCGTGTCTTTGAATCAATGTGTTATATTCAAAAACATTTCCATTAGAATCTATTACATGTACCCAGTTTTTCATTATTTTGTTTTTTTTAAAAAAAAGGGGCGACTAAGGAAACTAATAACCTAATGAACCGCCCCATGCTAATAACCAATGATAGGTGTTTATCACCTAATCAAATTTACACAAAAAAACAGTTTCATACAAGTTATACGTGTATATGTATGCATATTGTTAAAACTTAATTAGTATTAGCCTTTTTTAGCCTGTTTTCTTCCCAGTTATCAACAGTTTTTTTTATGCTTTTTGATTGCGCGTCGTCTTTTATGCGTTCACAATAGTCTTTGGCTATTTTTCCAACATGCGAGTAACCCCATGAAATGCTTTTTCCAACCATTACGCCTATTCTACCTTTATGCGTAAATCCTAAGTTCAATAGTTTTTCGACCTCTTTAACTATCTTATCTGAAGGAACTCCAATTTTCTTCTGGTAGTCTCCAATAGTATTCCTATTTTCTGGATGGTCCTTCATTTGCTTTATGCTTAGTTTAGATTGATTTGTCCATTTCCAATTAGTATAATGCAGATTACTGTGATTACCATCTTTAGGTGTGAGTTTATTGTAATTTTTTTCCTTTTGTTTTTCAGTTCTTTTAATGAACGCTAAACCCATTGCTTTATGGTTATATACTGTTTTGTTAAATGAATTACCATCTTCCGGGTTCATACAAGCCAATGATACGAAATGATGAGGTTCTTTTTTTGACTGTCTAGCATTTAATATTTTACCTTCAACATGTCTTTCTACCTCAACGCCTCCACGTACATATTTGGATGTTCTTGTTACTGACCTAATTCTACCATGGTCACTAACTTCATAAAAGGAGTGAAAAGGTTCTTCTAGTGGCATTTTTTTCCATTTTTCGTTAATGTAGTTCATATATTTTATTTTTGGTTTAACTTGTTCTATTTTTAGAATAATTCTGTTTGTGTTCCGGATTCGTCTGTTTTAAATGTTATCGTTTCTCCTGGTACTGTGACGTATTTTTGGCCATTATATGTTATTAATTGACCATTATAACCACGTTCACGCCTATTAAGTTGAACCTCTATTAAACATTGATCATAACTAACTGGCTTTATTTCACCTTTGTATTCATCAAGAAAAATTATTTTTTTGGCGCTACACGATATGGTCCCATCGTAGAAACTTGCGGTATATCCAGTAATCACATACCTGATATTTTTGTGTGTAACTATTTCTTTAACGGTATTTCTTTGTAGCTCTTTTACACTTGATAATTTGGCGAAATTGTCTAGTATTGGCCTTGGCACTATTATATCCATGTTTTTTTGTTTAACGTCTTGCACTTTTCCCTTTTAATTCTATTATGTTGTAGTTTCCAAAAACTCTATCATATACACGATAATCATATCTGAAATTCATTTCATATATTGACCGCTCCAATGTTAAAAAACTCACTTCATTAGAGTTTCCACTTTTGTCTTTTTCCCTCATTAAATTCATTGATAAGTGGGTTTTTTTATTTCTGTCGGCTCTATGAGTAAGAACATCTAAAAATATATTTTTTGTTCCAAAATGATTTGAATCAGTTTCACTCATTAAATCATCTATATATAATTGCTTTCTTTCATAAAGTTCATTTAATGGGTTTTTACCTCCATTTCTCCTATACTCTTCATGGCTTTTAACAATTTGATTTGAATTGCATTTGTTTATTTCGAATTGGTCTATCAATTCATTTAGGTTTTCTGGTATAGATTTTTTTTGTTCCTTTATGAACATAGAGAAAGCATATATTAAAGACTCAAATATTGAAGTTTTTCCTGAGCCACATCCACCAATTGAAAGAGTTCCTTTGTCAAAACTAGGCTCAGATAGGTCTTTTCTTAGTAGAGGGCTTTTGAAAAATCTTTCATCTTTTAAAAAGTAAAAAATCAATGTGTAAATATATTGCTTAGGTTCATCTGTATTTGAAAAAATGTTTTTCTCATTGAACCTAACTTTATTTAAAAAAAGATATGATTGTAAAAAATCATGATATACTGATTTATAATTTACATTTATTTTTTTTGAAAGAAAATCATTTACAATTATTTCAGGGTCATTTTTTCTGGACTCGATAGTTTTTAACCTCAACTTTTCACATTGATCATCCCATTTTTTTAATTTTTCATCAAATTCATTACAAAATAAAATATCTTTTTCTTCACCTCTTTTTTTTCTCATTTCATAGGTTTGAGGTTTTCTAGGTTTTTTACCAACTATGTTTTCATTCATTATTTCAGAAAATTTTTGTGGTATAGATGTTTTTTTTTTGCATTTTCATTTATTTGTTTTAAGAAGATTTAAGAGCTTTTAAATAATATATAGTACACTTGCATTAAAATTGTTTTTTAACTGATAAGGATGCGTAATAATGACTTAAAACAATATGTTTAAGCTTATTTATTTGATTCATCTTGATCCAGTATAAGTTTTATGTACATGATCATGTTTTTTATGATCATTTTTTTTATTTGGTGATTTGATCCAATTTGCGTTCAATCTTTCAAGTCTTGCAAACAAAATTTTTGTTTCAAATTTTATTTCTTCAGTAATGCATATAGAATTGAAATTAATCTTGAAAACTTCAAAATTCTCAAAACTTGATTTATTTTTAATTTCAAAAGTTTCAATTCTAGATGGGCTTTCTTTTTTTAAAAAATCATAAGCCTCTAAATCTTCTTTTAAAAAAACATCTTTTTTACTTGTGTTTTTTTCTTTTGTTTCTTTTTTTAAAAGAATATCACTATCACTATCACTAACACTATCACTAACACTATCACTAACACTTACACTTACGGTATGATTCGTATCAGTTCGTATACCATCGTATACGGTCGTATCATTTTGCGTACCATCGTATACGGTCGTATCATTTTGCGTACCATCGTATACGGTCGTATCATTTTGCGTACCATCGTATACGGTCGTATCATCTTTTGTACCATCGTATACGATTGTATCATCTTGTGTATTTTTTAGTTCGATAGAATTTTTCTTTTCCCATCGTTTTTTTATGTTTTTTCTGTTTTGCTCTTTTTTAGCCTCCCATTTTTTCAAATCCCTTTTTAATGTTTCCATTATTGAAGGGAATACAAATCTTATTACATCTTCATCGCTTTTAGGGTCAATGTCGTTTACATATTTCAATATGTGTTTTATTAATACACCTGCCTCTGAATCTGTTAAATTGTCAAATGTGCTCATCCAATCGCAATAAGCTGTAAATGATTTTTTTCCTTCTGCCATCTGTTTTACTATTAATTATTAATTTGTCTTAGGGAGACTTTTTGTTAAAATTATGTGTTTACATTAAAAAGTTTGTTTTGCTATTATAACTTACTCATTAAGTAAAAACAATGGCGCAAATTTAATTGTTATTCATTTATCAGCCAAATTATTCGTGCAATATTTTACAATTTAATATTTTATTTTTAATAACCAGTAATATTTGTTAGATTTGTATCGAATAAAAAATACTATAATGAGCAAACCCTTAGAAAAACAAAGAGTATTAAGAATAAAGGAGATATTACAAAATAAAAAAATGAATACAACCCAGTTAGCTAAATTAATGGGGGTTTCTGACGCTTCTTTATCTGTAATGAATAGCGAAAAAACATGGCCTAAACGTGACACGTTGTTAAAAATAGCTTCTGTATTAGATGTTGATGTAAGAGATTTGTTTTTTCCAACTAAAGATGAAGCCCCTATGAATGGTTTTGTTCAGTTTAACGATAAGATATATACAATAAGAGATATGAAAGACCTTGAAATTCTTAATAATGATGTTTTTTCAAGCTATATAAAAACAAAATAAATTTAATATGAATAATGAAAAAAGTGAATTAAGAATAAAAGAGATTTTAAAGCAAAAGCAAATAACATCTATTGAGCTTGCATATAATTTAGATGTAAACATAAATACAATTTACAGCATATCTAATGGCGAAACTATTCCAAGTGATGATTTATTACATAAAATCGCTAAAGCTTTAAAAGTGCCTTTAAAAAAACTATACAAAGGCTATAAATCTGAAAAAGTAATAGGTTATCTCGAATTTGAAGGTGAAGTGTATAAGATAAAAAATAAAAAAGATGTATATGATGCTTTGGAACATATTGATTCAGTAGGCACCAAAACAATTGCATAATTAATGTTATATTAATTGTTGATTTTTCGTTGCAACGAAAATCAACGTTCGTTGAATTTACGTTGAACTCTTGTTGCAACGACTTTAATATTTATGACTGATCAAAAAAGTGAACTAACTAAAGTTCACTTTTTTTTGATTATTAAATAAATATCAAAGATTTAGAATATGATATAGTCAATTCTAATAAATTAACATCCTGAACTACTATTTCATTTATTTTTTCGTTTGAAATTTGATCTATTATTATTTGTAATCTGTTTTTAATGTTTTTGTCGGTGTCCATCAATCCTAAGACAGTTTTTTTAGCATGTAATGCCGTGGCGTGGTCCCTATCATAGACCGCGCCTGCTGATATTGATGTGTAGTTGTTAAGCATCAATAAGTACATTATTATTTGCCTAGGGAAACAGATAGCCCTTTTTCTGGACTTAGTGTATAAAAGTTCAGGAGTAATATTGTAATTATCACATACTATTTTTTCAATTATGTTTACCATTTTTTGTCTTTTTATTCTCGTTTTCAATAAAGTTTATAAAATCCTTAAAGTTTAGGGAACTTAAAAAGGCTGTTTTGTGAACCGTAATGATGCCATTCATCGTTACGGTTGTTTTTTTTCCATCTATTACTATTAAAAGATTTGTGTTTACCATTTAGATTTCTTTGTAAAATCCTTGAAACCTTACCAGTCCATGGTATTCTGGTGAGCTTATAAGGCCATCACCTTTGCCTCCCAATGTTTCGGCACCACCTTGATCAAGAACTACCTTTGAATCTATCTCACGGGAAACCCTAAAGCATATTTGAACTGGAAAATTAACCTTTGCATCACCAGATATTACTTTTACAGATGCTCGTTGTGTTGCTGCTATTACTCTAAATCCTAACGATCGCCCTTTTTGAAGTATCATTTTCAAATTTTCTTCCAAAGACTTTTTTCGACCAACCGTTTGAAGTTTCATTTTGGGTTTAGGTGGTCCTAAATCTCCTTTTTTCTGTGCATAAAAACCAACCTCCACCATTTCTTTTACGTCTAATTCACGCCCCTTTTTTGATGAGTCCAAAGCGTCTGCAAATTCATCGAAAACAATAAATGTTTTCTTTGTACGTCCAGTCTTTGTTAGTAATTGCATTTGTTCAACTAGTTTTTCCATCTCAATCTCAATCTTATCAATATCTCTTATAACTCTTACAATGCCCTGGCACTTGGTGTTAAATTCATTTTTAGGATCAAATATTATTATTTCGTCATAATCTAACAACTTCGCATATTCTATTGTTGAATTTATCATAACCGATTTTCCTGATCCAGTGGACCCACATACTAATGCGTGAGCTGTTGCCGGATTTTCAACATCAAAATAAACAACATTATTGAAGTTGTCCATTCCTATAGGAATTTTACCATCAATCAAATACTTCGGGTCGTAACTCAATACCTTATCGTTTTTCTTTCCACATTCCAAATGAATATACGACTTCCCATCATATACTTTCAATTGTGTGTCTATTCTTATGCTTGAAACGTCTAGCGCGCTTGCAATGTCTAATTTGTATTTAAAGATTTTATTCAAGGTAGTACCTGCTGATACACTCAAAAGAAATGCATCACTTGAATAACCCTCGAAAAAGTGTTCAACCTTCACCACCAATCCTAGTGAGCGTAATATATGTTCTATTTTTTCAGTTTTGTTCATGTCTTTATTTGTTAGATCGTATAAAATAAATTCAGATGCATTTTTTCTGAATGTCTTTATAATTTTGGGGTTAATGGATGCCGTTGATGCATCACGTATTTTTTTTAATCTTCTCGAGATGATATCTTTTTTAGATTCATCAACATTGAATTCATCAATTTCTGCAATCATTGTTTTGGACCAAAAAGCATGCATATGTTCCTTGCTTACAAACGTGTCATTTTCATTCATTAAATACACGTAATCTGGATTCGAAACGGCTTCGATCATGCGTTTTAATGGCTCGTATAACATTGCTTCGTATAACTTTACAGTGTCATTGTCCATTGGCATTTTAAAGCAATTCAATTGAGGTGATCCATCTCTATTTTTTGAATACTTGTTTTCAATAAACCAAACCTCATCAGCTATTATGTTCATTTTAGCTTCCAAAACCTTGTAATAAGTTATGGCTTGTTTTCCAATTGACAAAGCCAATTCCTTTTCATCGGAAAAACAATTTTTTGACTTATGATCAATTATTATCGTTTTTCCTTCTGAAGTTTTTGCTATTAAATCAATTTTAGCATGACAAGGCAATGGAATGTCAACACCGTTTATTTGAAGAAACTCATTAAAATAGTCCTCAACCGATATGACTTCAACAATATCATATACAGAAATGTCATTTATAAAGTTTTCTAACAACTTTGAAACTATTGAAGATGCTTTTATTTGGCATTCTGATATTGTCTTTGTTGTTTTTTGAAGCTTCCAGATATTTGCCTTAACATTGTCAATGTATTCAAATGCTATTTTCTCCAAGTCAACTAGGTCAAGTGTTAAGTTATCCTTTTTGTTTATAAAATACCTTTCCAAAGCTGCATGATATGCGTTACCCGCAACCGTTGATGAACTTGATTTCGATCTTTCATTGTAGATATAGTTCATTTCAAAAGCTTTTTCATTTCTGGCAAAAGACATTACTTTTGAATAACTCCAACTATTTACAAGAAAGTTAGAATATAGCTCGTCATATTCTGACGAGCTTAAATTTGAATATTCGTGTATGTGTTTCATTATGGTAGGTTTTCAATTTTATCTTTCATAGTCTTTTTTTTATCTTCAACAGTTTGAGGTTTAACCTCAATTACCTCCAAATCACTTGCATCACCATCCCCAATTTCACACCCTGTTATAGTGTTAAATAGCCAAGCTCTTGCCTTTCTTGTTGCTTTTCCTATTACCGCATCAGTTCCCATTAATTTGTTAACTTTTATAGGTATATCCATTGACGACTTATTTTTGTTGCCTCCATCTATTGACCATTGTATGTCCATAACAATTGCTGCACTAGTACTTTCGCTGTTTATCCTTGGAAGATTTGGAACTATGTTGTACCAAAGCCCTTTCTGCTTTGATAACAGGTGCTTAAATCCTTCTTTTGTTATGTAGCATTGACCCTTTATGATGTTGAATTGATTACCAACAGGCTCAACACCTGTCAATACAGCTTCAATAAGACAGTTTTTAACAATATCTAAGCTGTAACCTCCATCTTTGTCCCTGTCTGTCTTAAAGCCAAGCTTATTTCCTTGTAAATCCATAATAGGTTTCATGTAATTGTCGTTTAACAACGTTTTTAATTCACCTACGGCCTGAGCAACCACATAAGCCTTTTTAAATCCGTGTATAGCATCATCACCTATTACAGATAATACTTGATCGTCTAGTTTCTTAATAATTTGATTTTCTTTCATTGTGTTATTTTTAGTTTTTAAATTTCATTATTATATTAGTATTTTTTATATATTTGTAATCTCGAAAAGAGATAACCAATCTTTCGATTTTTTTAAACATTTTGGTTCGGGCAGAGCCAATGTTCGTTAACGTGGTGCATTAGCACGAGCGTTGAGCAAGAATCCCCTAGTCTTTAGATGTGGGAGTGTCAATTCTACAGGTATTGTAATCATATCTATTTTTTTAAGAGGTTATTAATGATAATTGATGAATCCTATCTTCAATAGTAAATGCGTTTTCATTATTCGAATTTGTTTCATCTTCTATTATTTCGACCTCATCAAATATCATCTGAGTGAACTTGCTTTTCAATTGGTCCGAAAGTTCGATAGCATTCATACTTGAAAGACTTATAAATTCATCTACGATCAATTCACAAGATGCTTCGAAGTCTATATGAAAAGATATGTGATAATCTTCAGTTGTGGAAGACATACCCACTAATGATAATGATTGTCCTGAATCGCATTTTAATTGACTTGTAAGCTTAGAAAGCTTTGTTTGTTTAATTGGTGGCATACAATTATTTATTATGTTGTTATTGACAATGCAAATATATGAATATTTTTGAATAATATTGCTGTTTTCAGTAATATTTTTAAGTCTATTCTTTATTTATAATCTTTCTAAATAAGTGATTGCATCAAATTAAAGATAGTAAAAAATATTTAATACACAGTGTAATAGGTAGGAAACCGTTGTTTTACTTGGAATTGCAAACTATACTAAAAACTTTTTTAACTAAAATACGGTAAACCATAACCGAGTTACGGAAAATAGTTGTATGTTTGCATTGAACAAATAATATACAATGGAAAAAATCGATCAAATTATTGTAAACTTATTAGCAACCGGAATGACTCAAAAAGAAGTTGCTGAACATTTCAAATCAAAAAACATACTCCCTTCAAGTGTGTCCATAATTGAAAAAAGAATGAAAAAAATAAAAAAGAATTTTCACGCTAAAACATCAATTCAACTTGGCGTAACACTTGTAAGATTGGGCTACATATATAAAAGCCCAGGGCGTGCATTAAAAATGAGACCATAATTATAATAACAGCTATATTAATCGTTAACAACAATTAAAATGATAACCAAAAAACAATTACAAATACAAAAAATGCATTCAGGATCACAGAAGATGCTTGATACATTGAAAGAACTTAGTTTGTCAGAGAATATAAATTTTGATGAATCATTAAAGATAAAAGACGCCATTGAAGCTTCAACATTGGATGTTAATTGCAAAATCATCGATAAATCAATTAATGTGATGGAAGCACTAAAAAGGTCAATGGGTGTTAATTTTTTAGATGAACAAATTGCCTTAGAAATAATAGTAAACACATTTAAGAACAATTAAAATAAAAAAATGCCACAAAAAATAACAAAACAAATAGAGGTTAACAACCAAAAATCCATAATAACAATAACAAAAACGAATCAAATTCAATTAAATGGTAAATCATTTTATAATGTTAACGTTCGTGGATTCGAAGGATGCAAATATAAGTCTGATTATTCTGGCCACATCCTAAATCAAGATTTGTTGACCATTGCCGAATCTGACTTTGAACAATGGGCATTATTTCATAATGAATTAAGTGATGAAGAAAATCTATTGATGTCAAACGGATATTCGATTTAAATCACATAAAACAACTAATAAAAATAGAACCAATGAATAAAATCCCTACATTAATTCTAATGATAATTACATTGTCATTAAGCTCACAAACAACATTTGAAAAATTAAACCCATTTATATCTATCGGTGTTGATCCTAAAATGGCTACAAATGGTCCCGGACACGATTGGGGTAATTCACCTTCATTAGACTATGAAGTTAGAATAGGTTACTATCCAACAAATGAAAATAACATACGTATATGGCACGCATATAAGTCTCATAAACGCATAGGCTTTCAGAAATGGACCTATTTGGCTGTCGATAAGAAATTGCAGGTGTTTAGTTGGATGAATCTATATGGAGGCTTAGAGATGTCTGGAATAACTCGTAGAAGCTTTACGTATCACTACACAAAACCAAATGATTATTTGAAGTACACTACAAACCCATTGCTTTTTGGTGGGAATTTAGAAGTGCAAATAACACCAAGCAAAAGCCGTTTTTCTATTGGACTAAAATGGGCTATGTATCAATCTGAAGATATATTGAAAAAACACAAGAAAGTTAGAAAAGATTTTACGATGTCTATTTGTTTTCATTTGTTCAAGCAAAATTTACAAAACTAATTCAAAATACAAATACAAATATTATGATTTTAAAAGACGAAAAATTAGGAAATTACGAAGTACACCACGATGGTAATAATTATGCTGTGGTAGAAAAAACAGGTTTAAATAAAAAAGGTGAAGAAGTTTTTAAGACACACGCATATTGTTCATCTATGGCCAATGCACTTAATAGAATAGCTAAAATGCATACCGAAGGTAAAGGGGATACTTATGACTTAAAAACGTATGTTGAAGCGATAACCCGCGCAAATGAACGAATAGAATCAGTACTGCATTAATATCTGTATTTATTTTCTCTTGTTTAGTAACCGAGTTTACAACATAAGAAACGACATAAAACAATGTTTCTAGGCTTAAATCTAAGCAAGTGAATGTAAACCAAAAATTAATCAATAATAAAAAACAGTAGTTATGAAAGCAACAATCAATGAACACGGAAAATTAAGTGTTCAAGCTGAAACACCCTTGGAATCATATGCATTAGATAGATGGGCTGAGGATAACTTTTTTCTGAAAGAAGAAGGAATTACAAAAACTGAGAATATAATCATTAACGTAGGATTTAAATAAAACTGTAGGTAAAATAGCGAGCCTATATTAAATCGCTTAATAATAAATCAATAATATTTAAAATGAAAGAAGCAAACGAAACAGTAGGAACAGCAAAACAATTAGTGCCTTTTGGAGAAGCTATTCAAGCCTTAAAACAAGGCAAAAGAGTTCAGCGTCAAGGTTGGAACGGTAAAGGTCTGTTTATATTTATGCAAGTACCCAGTGTAGTGGCAGGACATATTATACCAAAAATGACTTCCTTACCTCAATCTGTAAAGGATGAATTCGAGAAGAGGAGAAAAAAATTATCACAAAAAGATCAATCTAATTTTTTTATAAAATACCAAAATCAATTAGTAATGGTTTACCCAGACAACAACATCTATGGATGGGTAGCTAGTCCAAGTGATGTTTTAGAAAACGATTGGGTTGTATTAGACTAACCGAATGCCCTTCGGGGCGTTCATTTTAATTGTAGTTATGAAAGAATCAAAAGAAAATGGTTGGGTAATAGTAAATGAAGATGGAACCATCTATGATTTTACTTTCTGCAGAACTAGAACTGATGCACAAAGTAAATGGGTAGCACTTTGGACTAAACCAGACAATTGGAGAGCGCATTATAGAAAAGGAATGAGGTGCGTAAGAGCAAACCAGATAACACAAATACAGCAGAAATAATGAGCACACCATTTTCATATGTTGAGAACGAAAAGATTGATTTAAGCAATCAAAAACATCGTGACGAAATAATTAAGAGAAACAAGAATTTAGAAAAAATATGCTCTCAAAAACATTATTTGGAGGATATGACTGTACATGTTAGTGCTCAATTTGATATTGATTGTCCTAAATGTGGTTCTATAATAACTGGGGAAACAGACATTGAAGTACAGTTTGGTACAGAATCAGATATAGCAGATCATTTTGGTGATTTAAGATGTCGTAATTGTGACTTTGGATATTTCAAATTATTAAACCTTCATCAAAACGAATGGATGGCAGGTTGCAAACCGAAAACAAATGACAACTAAAAACAGTAGGTATTGAGGTGCCTAAACAAAACAACAAATCATGGAAGAAATAAAATATAGTATTAAAAAAACGACAGTTGAAAGTTATAAAGTTAGATGTGACAGTTTTTATTGGGCAGATATTACAATTGATGCAGATGGTAAAATGGGAAGAATACAGATTGTATCAGATTTTGGAAGCTGGCAAAATTATTGGGGTGCCTGCGGTTGTTCATTTAAAGAATTTTTACAGAAAATAAATATTGATTATGCGGCAGACAAGTTTGGCGCTCATAAATGGTTTGATTTAGACCGAACTATTATTTCATTAAAAGAAAGAATCAATGATTACACTGATGATAAAGAGGATTTATTAAAAGAATTAGAAAGTTTGGAAAGCTCTTCGGGTAAAGATGAATTTATTCACATCATGCATAATTGCGATGAGATAATGAAAATGGAGAATTATTATCCAGATATGATTTACTCAATAGAACCAGGTTTTAAAAGATTTTGGAAAGAGGTATGGCCAGTATTCACGAATCAGTTATCAAAAGAATTAGAACAGTCAATTAAACAATAGATAATGTGGATTGTACCAAAAAACATATTGAACAACAAAGAATACTATCTTTTTGCTACGGGTACGGAGGTCTCGAAAGAGGAATTTCAGAAATCATTCCCACAAGAACTGTCGCTTATGTGGAGATCGAAGCCTTTCAAAACTTCAACCTGGTATCAGCGATGGAATCGGGTATGGTGGATAAAGCACCTATTTGGACGAATCTTAAAACCTTCGATGCAAAACCGTTTCATAACAGAATACACGGAATCGTTGGGGGTTATCCGTGCCAAGGGGAAAGCCACGCAGGTAAAAGAGAGTTGTGGAACGATGAGCGATTCCTTTGGCCTTATATTGAAAAGGCTATCATCGCAACAAACCCTTTTTGGTGCTTCTTCGAAAACGTCTCTGGACACCTTACGGGATCTTTCCCCTACATTCTTGACAGCTTACGATCTTTGGGTTACACAGTTGAAGCAGGATTGTTTACAGCGGATGAAGTTGGCGCGCCACACGAGAGAAAACGGGTCTTTATACTCGCGATGGGCGACACCCAGGGCGTTTTGTTACAAAGATTCGGATCACGATCGAGGGAAAAGCAATTTAGGGGAGCAAGTAATGAACTTTCCGACTCCATCTGCAAGAGATTACAAGGGGGCGAGTTTTGGAGCAAAAGGAAGGGATTGCCTAGATTTTGCTGTAGAAGTAAACAAAACAAAACATTATGGCCAGCTAAACGAGGGCAATCACAATACGAATGGGAAGCTTATAGAACGGTTGAACCCGGAGTGGGCTGCACAGTTAATGGGTACAACTTTCGAACAGAGCTTTTACGCCAGTATGGCAACGGAGTAGTAAGTCAAACCGCAGCATTGGCCTTTGAAACATTATTAGATAAAATGACATTAAAACAGTAGTATGATGAATCAGTGTATAGATAGAGAACTAAAAGGCGGATATAATTCTCCTATTTGGAAAAAACAATGCCAATCAACTTTTAAAACTTTGCAAAAAAGCATCTGTACTGATTGTGCTAAAGGAGTGCCGAACAATTTTTCAATAATGAGTGATGCTATGGCTATTGATTCTCAAGATCAAACTTCAGCATCTGCAAACATTAATGATATTATTGATTGGATTGAGTGGGATGATGAAAAGAAAAAATTTTTATCAATATTCAGAAATAAGGTTGAATGCTCAGAATGTGGAAACCAGATAAAAGGCAAAGTAGTATTTAACGGATATAATAATTAAACAGTAGTTATTTTAATTAGCATAGCAAGAAGCTATATTTTAAGAAGATATTTTAATAAAAAAACAAATGGAAAATAGAAAAATAAAATTTAGATTTTGGGATAAAGACCTTAAAAAAATGTGTAATAGAAAACCTGCACATAATGATTTTAATCATAAAAATATAATTCCTTTGGAGTTTACGGGTTTTAAAGATAAAAACGGAATTGAAATATATGAAGGTGATATTTTAAGTGATTGGACTGAAACAGATGAAGGTCTTTTAGAGTCTAAAATGCAAGTTTTTTGGAACTCTCAAACAGGAAGTTGGCATTTAGATAATAGTAGTAAGCAAGATATGACGTATTCAGTTGACTTATGGCTTGAATTAAATGACTTTGAATATGAGGTTAAGGGAAATGTTTATAAATAAAATACATTATAATGAGCGAATTCAATAAAAAACAATACGAAGTAGCATTCCAATACATTCACCTATGCATTGAAAAGGAAATAATTCCAGATTTGGAAATAGTAAAAAGAATAGATTATGCTACCACTGAAAATGAACTTAAATCAATTGGTAGAGAATTGGCAAGTGAAAAATAAATTAAATATCTTTAAAAAACATTTACTGATTTCAGTAATTAGTTGTATATTTGAACCAAAATAGAACATTAACAATTTGAACGATGGCGATCATTAAACGCAAACAATCATGAAAAAAATAAAAATAGCATTAGCCGCATTGATCATTTCAATATCATCTTGTAGCACTGATGATGATGCAACAAACGAAAACCAAATGATTGACATCACACAAGATGTTGAGGGCAAAAAACTAATAACAACCGTAACAATATTAATTTTTCAATCTGATGGTTGTCGTTATGAGTCAGAAATAGACATCAATACAAATCAATCAATATGGATTTCTGCAACTCCATATGATTGTCCAATCTATGGAGGTAATTCAGATATCGATATAATGGAAAACGATGGTAGCACTGATTAATTTAAGATACAAAGTAAACATGAAAACATACACAGGAAATTTAGTCATAACAAAAGAAAATTATAATAATTTTAAAGAACTTGTAGAAGTTTCTGGTTCCATCGACGTTAGGGAGAACGCAACACTGACAGCGCCTAAGTTGGAGAAGTCTGGTTACATCTACGTTATGAAGAACGCAACACTGACAGCGCCTAAGTTGGAGAAGTCTGGTTCCATCGACGTTAGGGAGAACGCAACACTGACAGCGCCTAAGTTGGAGAAGTCTGGTTACATCGACGTTAGGGAGAACGCAACACTGACAGCGCCTAAGTTGGAGAAGTCTGGTTACATCTACGTTAGGGAGAACGCAACACTGACAGCGCCTAAGTTGGAGAAGTCTGGTTACATCTACGTTATGAAGAACGCAACACTGACAGCGCCTAAGTTGGAGAAGTCTGGTTACATCGACGTTAGGGAGAACGCAACACTGACAGCGCCTAAGTTGGAGAAGTCTGGTTACATCTACGTTATGAAGAACGCAACACTGACAGCGCCTAATTTGGAAATTAAAAGTAACGTTGCCAAGATAAACGACAAGAAATACAGAGTAATACATAACGATGGAATTGCATTCTTTGTCGAAAGAAGCAGGACAACGAAAGGTATGAATATCCATTATGGTATAATGAGTATCAGTTGTTCCGAATTAGAAATAACAAGCAAAGAGGCTTTTGTAGTGGATAAGGACGGGTTCAGTGCGCACGCAGAAACCTTGAAGGAGGCCATTGTCGAATTGAACTTCAAAATAGTTGCAGAGAAATTAAAGAACGACCCGATACACGAAAACACATTGATTACGGACAACTACTACAGATCTGTAACTGGAGCTTGCAAATTAGGAATAAAACAATGGAGGGAACAAAACAACATAACCTCTGAGGAAATAACAGCAAAGGAATTGCTTCCAATTCTTGAAAAAACAAAAGCGTACGGACTAAACAGATTCAAAAAGCTAATTGAATTTTAACAATTATCACGTTTTTTTTTAATTTAAAGACTTGACACTACCAAAATATTTAGGTGGGGGAGTGTCAAGGCTTTTTTAATCTATTTTCATCAAACAAATCCAAAGTAAATTCATTTAGTGAGAACTCTAATATTGATTTTGATGTTTCTAATTTTTTAATAGACTTCTTTGATTGAATTATATTTGGCTCGCATTTCTCTAAACTAATTCCGTGTATTAATGTACTGCAGTCTGTTTTAACCATTATTTTATTTTTTTGACTCTATTCTGTAAATGAAATTGCTTTTGTCCTTTGAGCCTTTCGAACTCCCAAAAAAATATTGAAATATTCCTGTTAGACCTGTACCAACTACAACCCCTAGAATGAAGTTTACAACGTCCCTGTTTTCCTTTGGTATTTCAACAAAGAACAATAGTATAACTACTGAAGCGGAAAACACAAATACACCAATAGCTAAGTAATAAACAAATCTCTTGCTAAACTTATCCTCTTGCTGCAATGCCACCTTTTGCATATCCCTTGCATCGGCAATGTCCTTGTAATCCATTTCAATATGCTTGAAAAGTAGTTCTTTGTCAATAGGATCAATTGTTTTGTCTTTTTCAATCTCTATTTTCAATTCATCCAGGTTAACAGCATCCAAAGCCATATTTAATAGATGTGGTGCAATTTTTTTACCACTTTTAGCCAACCACCTCAACGCATTTCCAACATTAGTGCCTTTGCCTCCATTTTTAATTTTCTTGTCGTTCATAATTATGTTATTTAGTGTTATTGCTAGGTTTTACGGTTTTTCCCGTAATCGTTTTTAATCTGTTTTTTTTTCTAGCTGAATATCATTTTGAATTTCAAGGGCTTCCAATTCCTCTAACTTCTTTTTATTTTCAATTTTTATCGATTCGTTAAGAAGGTCCTTTTCCTTTTCTGTCTTTTTGTTCATTTTGTAGGTATGCAATCCTTTTAATATTAATATAGCTAGACCAACTGCACCGACACCTGTGGTTATAGTACTGTCTATGTTCTCAAATATGTCGCCTTTGGTAACAAATGAGAAAATTCGAACTATACTAATACTCCAGAAACTTATCATAAACGCATCAATGGAGTCATACAAAAATTTTATTGTGTTCATCGACTCCTTTTTTTATATATTTCATAAAATACAACTAATAAAACAGCAATAAATATCTTGACTAAACCAAATTTTTGTTTAGCAAATAAAGCTAAATGCATTATATCAAGTACAGATATAATCATGATCAATCTTGTAACCTTTTTATCTAAACCCTTATTGTAATGCATACAATATGCCAATATGAAGAAATTTATTACAATTGAATAATGGATAGCTGCAAAATCAATACGGGTACATCTTTTAATAAATATTCCTAATTCAATTTCTTTTGGATTCTTATAAAATAATTTAGGGACCAATGATATAACATAGGTCCCTAAAATAATTCCGTTTTTTAGTTTATAATGGCCCATTTGGATCATCTGTTTCAGGTAGTTCACCACCTATTTCAGCTTTTCCTTCGTCTCCATCAGTGCTAGTGTCGGCATTATCTTTGTTTACTGTTTCTGCATTTTCATTTTTTGCATTTTCATTTTCTTGATTTACTGTTTTTTCGTCTTTGTTTTCTGACATTTTATATAAAGTTTAATTAATATTCAATTCTCTAGGCCTTCTGTAATCTAATAATCTATATTTAGGGTATGACGTTATGTTTACTCTGTTAGATTGGTTTCCGCCAAGTATGTAAACGTGTTTTTCTGTTTCTTTTATAAAGAACCCCACGTGACCTTTCCAACTATTTGGTTTGTCACGCCATAATACAACAATATCTCCCTTTCTAGGGGTTTCTATTGAGTCTCCAACATTAAGCCAACTTCTAGCATTCAACTTGTTTGATGTTTCCACATTAGCTTTCATACAAACCCAATTAACAAAAGCGCTGCACCATGGAGTTTCATCATTTTGTATATTTTTGAAGCCTATTTCATTGAAAAATGAAACTACCCTTGAATTGTGTTTTGCCCCTGGAATTTCCCTTACATCATATTGATCCAAGGCTATATCAATTATTTTTTGCATATCTATTTTTTAAGATTCAAATATATATTTAAAATTAAAAAAGAAAATTAATGAATTCATTATTTAATTAATTTTCTTTCAACAAATGATTAACACTATATACCCGTAACTACCCAACAAAAATCACTCACATTAGAATAACCTGTTAAATCCAATGCTGTAAACACCACTTTTGATGAAGAAAATACATTAAAGTTATTACTGCTTATATTTCCAACTGAAACATCATCAACCATAAATTTTTGTGTTGAAAAAGAATCAAATGTTACATTAGAACCACTATTAAAATTAAATACAGTGAAAGTTTCCCCCACTTGTATTTGAGAGCCAGTTGGGTTTGATGAAACTATTTCAGGTAAATCAATAGTCCCTGCACCAACTCCGATCATATAAATTTTTCTACCACTCCACCCCACAACATCTGTTGTTGTTAATGTTGGAAATGTTGTATCGTAATGTATAGCTGATTGTATTAAAGCCCAATTTCCTTCCTCTAATACCTGTCGCCCACCTGTTCCATCTGATTCTGTTCCGACTTTAATACCATCATTTGATGTTGTAACATCTCCAAGATGTGGAACAGCTAACCTTTTTGAATTACCTGAGCTTTCAACCGTAAATATATCGCTTCCATCAGTTGGATTTGACTCTGCTCTTAATCCAATACCTGTAGCTCTACGTTCAAAAGTATAATTGTTTTGGCTCGTATCTTCCAGTGTCAAATTTGATTTGTATAATGCCGCACCAGTAACATAAAGTGATCCATACACATCAAGAGTATTTACCGGCTCAACATCTAAACCTATAGCTAAATCACCAACAATATTACCATTACCTTTAACTTCTAAAGCTCCAAGTATATCATGGTTATTTGCCGTGGTAACTATTCCTGTGGTGCCATTTACTTCAAACATATTAAGACCAAGGCTATTTTCGATAATAAAACCTTTGTCAGAATCATTTTCAATACGAATCCTAACAGCTTCACCACTAAAACTTCTACCATCCGAAGCTTTGGTGCTTTCTGGACCATTCGTATTACCCTGTGTAGCCCTATATAATGCCCAATTAGAGTCAGTCAAGCTATTGCTTATCCTATAGTCTAGTCCAGAGAATTTTCTAACTGACGATATGTCTCTTGCAGCCATATCCCCATCACTAAACGCAAATATATCACCATTAACATGCAGCGCTGTTCCTACTTTTTTAACCTCGACAATATCATCGCCTATTTCTAGTATAGATGTTAATGCTGTATTATCTGGATCGTTACCAGAAAGGAACTTTATCTTTTCACCATCATTTTCATCTATAATTATAGATTTCACATAATTATTTTCTGAATTTTTAGCAGCCATCAAAACTATGTTATTAAGGTTTGATGTTCTTTGTCCTACAAATAATGGTGTTGTTCCATCCCCATTAGATATTGTTATCGGGTTTGTAATAGTTCCCCCATTAAATGATCCACCTGCATTAGCGTCTACGTAAGCTTTTATTGTTGGCGTATCAATTAAAGTTCCTGAAGCTGAATTAATATCAGTTAAAATATTAGAGGTGTCTAGAACAGAATTACTGTTTTGAGTTATGGAATTTGGAACCCCTAAATTTCCATTGTGAAAAAATTCAAATGTGCTTATGACTGCATTTGAATCATCAAGTGCCAATAGGTCTAGTTTAGAGCCAGAACCTGCTCTTAGTTTATATGTGTTTTCATTTACTGGAGCGCCAGTGTTTTTAAATATAACGGAGCCATGCCCTGTCGTTCCATTTGTTAGTTCTAGATTTATATTGCTAGATATTTTTGGCATCTTACTTGCTAAATCCGTAGTCGTATTTGATGGCGTATTCACTATTTTGGAAAGTTGAGCATCTGTCACGTAGTTCTTATCTGTAGACGCTGCAATATCGTTAGTTGTTGCTGTAACATCAAGAACTTCATTTCCATTTTTAGTTATACTGTTAGAAGCGACATAACTAGTCGCGGTTATAGTGCCAGAAACTTCTAATTTAGTTGCAGGGTCTTCTGTACCAATACCTACCCTGCCACCTGCTTTAATTGTTAATCTGTTTGCGACTCCTACTTGCAAAATACCTAAATCGTTGTTGTCTGTATTTCGTAAGTCAAACCTCCAAGCCCCTGTTCCGTCATTCTTTTTAAACTCCAACATTCTATTATCAGAAGTTGGTGCCTGTAGGTTCAAAGCATTGTGAGTGCTTGTTGTTGTTCCGAATGCTGCTTGAGTGCCTAGTAAGTCACCAGTAAATGTGGCTCCAGTAAGATTTGCCTTATTAGACAACTCTGATATGGTATTAGAAGGCAGGTTGTCTACTTTATCTTTGTCTGATTGTATATAATCTAATGTAGACAATCCTTTTCCGACTACAATGTCAACTTTGTTTGATAATTCTGAATTTGTATCATTTGGCAAGTTTGAATATTTAGTGTCGCTTGCATCTAGTACATTGTTCCCATTTTGAATTATCTGACTAGGAAATTCAGTATTTCCATTATCAGCGTGAAAAGTCCATCTATTTGTGACTACATCTGAATCACTTCTTGACTCTATATCCATAGTGCCATCACTTCTACCAATTATTACAAAGTCTTTTTGGTCTGTTGGTGAATTACTATTTCTTATCTTCAATGTTCCGCTTCCAGTCCCAGGATTTTCTATTGTCACATTAACGCCACTTGATGATACGGGTAATTTATCAGACAATGAAGTGTTAACATTCAAAGGTAAATTACCTATTTTGGTTTGTTCTGCATCTGTGACATAATTCCTATCTGTGCTAGGTGGTATATCAGATGTAGTGGAACTTATAGATAGCTTTGAAGATAACTCTGATATGGTATTCGTTGGTGTGTTATCCACTTTATTCTTATCCGCAGTTGTGTATTGTTCTGCAACAGAATGGTATAAAGCAGCTATTTCTGTAGCTGTCAACTGATTAACTGTATTACTACTCGTTAGTATATGTGTTTCTGCAGACCCACTATGCCAATGTATGCGTAGTTGCACCCAATCTACTCCAGAAACGGTAACTCCTGCATCATCTGTAAAGTTAAATGCTGTAGAGTTAAATATAAATGTTAAATTAGGCGTGTCTGATTCAGTCCAAACCTTATTATTGTAATCTGTTAAAGTATCAAATTCAAAATTTTGAACTCCATTCACATGGGAGTCTATGTACGAAATAATTGCTTCTATTGTAGCAAGTTTATTGTTTGCATTTAACGTATTATCATTAAAAGAATTGACAATAGCATTTATTGATGCAGTACTATTCAATAATAAATTACCATCTTGTGTTATTTTAAATAACTCATTATCATTTATATCCCCTATTTTAAAAGGAATATCTAAAACATCATCAATGGTTATGGATAATCCATTATTCATACTTGCAGGCTTATTCCCTGTTATTGCACTGTTATTAATAGTCAGAACATCATTTCCAATAGATGTGAGTCCATCACTGATCTTTATTTGCGTAGACCCAGTGCCGTCTTGTAATTCAAGTTCAGCCCCATCAGGAGCTTGAACTTCTGTGTTCCCAGTAGTTTCATCTATAGAACTGCTTGGAATATTACTACTTAAAATTATTGCCATAATGTTTTTATTTTTAAGGTCTTACACTTATTACATAATATTTCCATGTAGAACCATTGTAATACATCTCTATAACTGCATTATTTACGTCTATCAACAATGTATCGTCAACACTGCTTTCTATACTGTCACCACTTGGTACGTCTATAGTTATAGCATTAGTTCCGCAATTTCCAAAACTGTCATATACTAAAAAATTAGTTCCTTCAGTTGGCGAACTCGGACAGGTTATTGTGATAGCAGATGCAGTTGTGTCTACAAATACTTTCTTATTCCCTGTTGCTGTAGTTGAAACGGAAACAGGCATAACCGTGAATCCCCCACTGTCGTCTGACAATGCCCAGTTTGATCCATTGAATTTAATTATTTGACCTGTAGACGGACTCCCCACCTCTAATGATGTGCCGCTTAATGAGTTTACTGTGAGACCAGACGCCTGACTACCTGACACATCACCTGTAAAATTACTATCTTCATTTAGAAGTGTAGTTAATATCATTTGTCCGCTTGAGTACCTCCAACCCAATCCATCCGCATATCCAGTTGAAGGAATTGATATGTTTTGAACTTTTGTCACTGTGGGATTCGGTAGAGAACCAGATAAATCTCCACCTAATGTAGTATCGGTTGTAACACCGCCCTGATTTTCTAATGAATTCGTGATTTCTTGCGCTAAATTGATTGCCATTGTATTTTATTTATTAATTAATATTTGCATTTTAAAAAGTGTCATAGAATCTCCATGTCCCCCCGTCATATATAAATTGCATTTTTATAGATTGATTCAAAACCACTTCTGTGTCTGATACTTGTGTACCATCTTTTCTTTGAAAAACAAAAGAATTAGTAGTGTCTATGAATGTCAATGTATTGGAACCTATTAGATTTAATTGATTTAAACCTACAATATCATTGTTTATAGCATCTTGTGGCATTAAAACCAACGCATCTGAACCGTTTAATGCTATACTTAAATTGGTGTTTACCTCTGCTTGGAATGTACCTTCTGAAGCCAATACCCCAATATCTCTTTGTATGTATGCTAATTCAGTCATATGCCCTGTTTGCCCCGTTACAGATAAGTAAAATTCATTAGCAGGATTTGGAGAACCCATCATATTTATTTCATCACCAAGTATTTCAAGTGTAAAATCTTCATCTCCAACAACCCTAACTTGAGAAGGTTTAAGGTCTATTTCCCAGTCCTGTACACCTCCTAAATTAGTATCGTATGTAAAATTTAATCCATCTATTTCAGTTTCCCATGATGCTTTTGTGGGTAAATACTTGTAAGTTACTGTAGATAAGATTTTTGTAAATCTCATCCTAATATTAGTCATATCTCCAAATACTCTTAATTTAATTTTATTTACTTGTCCTGTAAATGGGGTATTTATAATTAAACTATTTTGTAATTGTGTTATTTGAGTAGATTCATTTGATTGTATTACAACCTCAGATTCCGATCCTTCTAATACTTCAAAGCTAGGTCTTTGACTCCCTGTAGTGCTGTTAAATTTTGAAGTAAGTATAGAGGATTGTTGCCCAGTGTCCATATCTAATATAGATAATCCTCCTGATACTTCAGAAAGTTTTGCTATATCTCCAAAATTAATAGATGCAGATTCAACAGTGAACCCAGTAGGAGCTAATAAAGAACCATCTTGTAATTTTCTTATTCCTGAGTTTTCAAAAATTAAACCATTTGCAGATTTAATAGGTATTTGATTAGCTGATACAGAACTTAAATCTTCTTTATTACTGTTATGCCAAAATGTTTTTGTTATAGTACCTGCTTGAGCTTGAGAGTCAACCAGTTCAACAGTAGATTCTATATACTCATACCTGAATTTTAAAGTTCCCCCTAATTGTAGTTTTGAACCTCCTGTAATTGTTCTTACATCTAAGTTTATACCTCCCATCAGAGTAGTTGTGTGAGTTGCATCTGCACTGCTCACATCTAGAGGTGGGAACATTTCAACCCTTGAGGTATTTGGCCCCGAAAAAGTTATACTTGCATTTGCATTTAGACTTAGAAGATGGTTTTCATTACCAGTATCAATGAATGTTGTTGTTCCGACGCAGTTTATAGTAACTGAATCCATTACAACAGTATTAGTAAGTATTGCAATTTTATTATCACCGCTATTTATATTAGCCTCTATCGCGTTCTTTACATCTGCTGCATTATCAATAAAAAATACATTATTTGGTATCGATGGAGACGTTGATGTATTATCCCAATACTCATTTATAAAATCCCCTGAATTAGAGGTAACAAAATTTACTGACTGAGATTTCTCATATCTCAACTCTACATTATTTAGATTTAATGTATTTATGAATTTGATATGCCGTGCATATATAATAGCGGCATTGTTTGAAACAAGGGTAAATGTGTCTGAACTATTATTGTTGTCACCTTCAAGGTTTGCATATATCTGAATAACATTACCACCGTTTATAGTCCAAGATTCACCATCTGTTAAAAATAATTCCCCAAAATGACCACCTGCATCTCCCCAGCCAAGTATAGTTGCATCACCAACCATAGTTATGGTATTTGTAGTCAATGCTATCCTATTCACCAAGACTATAATGCTTGGTGAATCTAGTGTTGATGATTCTAATGCTGATATTAATTGAGCTTCATTACTTGCATAGCGCCAGTTATCTGGGCTAGAATCACCTTTTTCGCCTTTTATTAAAGGGGTTGCATCTATCCATTTTGTAGCATCTACTGTAGTTGGATCACTTTCACCGGTCCATAGATACCAAATATTAGGAGTACCTGATACTTGTGCAACCGTAGTGTCTTTAACTAAATCGCCAAGGTTAGCTGCAGCCCATGTATTTCTAGCTGTATTATCTGTAAATGGGACAGTTGATGAATCTGGAATTAAAAACCCTGCACCGCTACCTCCCGATGCCGAATTAAAACCCGTGTTGTCATACATCCAATCCTCAAACACTTGTGTACTTGAAAATGGTTGATCATTTTCATCCCTTAAATCTGAAAATTTAATTTTTAAAGGAGACTTAATTTGACTTCCAAAAAGTATAGAATAAACATTGTTATCTACTTTTTTTAACTTAGTTGCAATTAAAAATTCATTGTCTGTTTCTCCTTTATATTCAAGAAAAAAACTATTTCCACGTATGTAAACCTTAACTATAGACATATTATAATATTTTTTAAGTAAATACTATTTCTATGTTCAAATTATTGGTGGCTAATTTTATAAAACTTCAGGCATCTATGCTAATATACGATTAATTTTAATTTTTGACACTCCCCCACCTAAAGACTTGGGGATAAAAGAATGACACGTCTACTTAGGTCTATTTTGTTGTTCAATGTACTTTTTAACGACGTCAAGTGTAGCACCTCCAACGCTTCCAGCGAAGTAACTAGGAGACCACAGCGCGCCTTTGTAAAAACTACTTGAAAGACTTGGATAGTTTTGCTTTAAACGCCTAGAGGTAACACCCTTAATTGCATTTACTAGTTTTGAAACAGATACTTTTGGAGGATAGTCGATCAGTAGGTGTATGTGGTCACCCTCACCATTGAACTCTTTTAACACGCAATCTTTTTGCTCGCAAATAACTCGTGTTACATCTTCAATGTACTGTAAATGAATAGATTTAAGAACGTTGCTTCTATATTTTGTGACGAACACTAAGTGTACGTGCATTAAAAAAACGCAATTTCTTCCCTTTCTGATTTGTTTGTTTAACATTAATTGTATAATTTAGACCCATTAATTAAAAGCGTGAATTTAATAATAAAATCATATAAATACAAGTTAAAGACCAATAATACTCAGTATGAAATACTGAATAATTGGATCAATACTTGTCGTGCGGTGTACAATCTATCTTTGGAAACTAAGATAGAGGCGTACAAAACTAGGCAGGTATCTCTTAGTAAGTATGATTTAATGAAACAACTCCCTGAATTAAGGAATGAATTTGAATGGATCAAGGACGTTCCATCACAGTCTATGCAAAATGTAGTCGAACGCCTTGATGCTGCTTACAAGAAGTTTTTTAAAGGAGGCGGTTTTCCTAAATTCTCAAAGAAAGGAGCATACAAATCCATTCTGTTCAAACAAGGTGTAAAATACAGTAAAACACACGTAACATTTCCTAAGATTGGCAAAATAAGATTCTTCAATTCTAAAAACATACCAAATGGATCAAAGATAAAAACAGCAATAGTAAGAAAAGAAGTAGATGGATTCTACATTAGTATAGTAGTAGAGCAGATTACAGAAAAAAAACATTTCAATCCAAAAAGTGATAACCAAGCTGTAGGAATTGATATGGGTGTAAGTAAGTTCTATTCGCTTTCTACTGGAGATTCAAAAGAGAACCCAAGGGTATTGAAGTCATTTGAAAAAGAAATGAGAATTGCTCAAAGGTCACTTTCTAGGAAGGTGAAAAAATCAAACAACTGGTACAAGCAACTTAAAAAAGTACAAAAGATTCATCTTAAAATAGGTCGTGTTAGAAAAGACTTTAGCCAAAAAGCAAGTACGGAACTAATAAGTAGTTTTAGCAAAATAGCCGTTGAAGATTTGAAGCTTAAGAATATGACAAAATCATCAAAGGGCGATTCAGAAAACCATGGTAAAATGGTCAAGCAAAAATCTGGGTTGAACCGTGTGATTTTAGATGTTGGTATAGGTGAGTTCTTTAGACAACTAGACTACAAGTCCAAATGGTACGGAAGGGAGTTTGTAAAGGTAGACCCAAAATACACCTCTCAAACTTGCAGTGATTGCTCTCACAAGTCAAAACAAAACAGGAAAACACAATCAAAATTTGAGTGTGTAAACTGTGGTCACAAAGAAAATGCGGATATAAATGCCGCGAAAAACATTTTGGTTCGGGCAGAGCCAATGTTCGTTAACGTGGTGCATTAGCACGAGCGTTGAGCAAGAATCCCCCAGTCTTTAGGTGGGGGAGTGTCAAAAAATTTCTTCAAATTCTAATACTAATGTAGCTGAAAATATAGAAGCAGCTACATTGTTATTATTAAATACGATTCTTAATTCGTTTGACTTATCAATTATTATATCTGAAAACAATTCATCATCTTCAAATTCACTTAAAGCACCGTTAACATTTGGTGTTTTTAATCCTATTGTTTTTCTAGCTATTATTTTTGGATTTAAAACAGTATTCCCAAATGGCGTTTTCCATTCAGATTTGAATACAACTAAATCTATTTCCGGTGAACCTGATGCGTTTGTCCACCCTCTAAATGTAGCACTTTTTATTTTACACTTAAAACTAACAACCTGTGTAATACCTTGAATAGTGTGATCTGAAAAATCATTGTCAGGTGTTAAATTCGCGTTATTTGGCGAGTAAGTATAATTATTTAAGTTGGCCGAAATACTAGATAATGATTGCCATATAGTTGATCCTGATGATCCTCCAGAAACTACAAAAACAATTCTTTCAGTCCTTTTTGATGGTGAAACGTCAAAAAAAAACGGATAATTCAATTCTTTCAACCTGGTAACTAAATCCAAAGCAGTTGTAAATGTTTCTTCTGCTGATGATCCTGTTTCATCAACTACTATAATGTTTGCAAGTGAATCACGTATATTGTCGCTTCCTGTTGGCTCGGTTAACTCAAAATCATCCCCATCCATCCTGAAGTGGCCTTTAGACAATATTATGGTTTCACCTGAACTATTTATATGCGCCCAAATGTTAGATATGTTCTTTTTAATTATTTTTGTTGACATGTTTATATGTGTTCAAATAAGCACAATGCGCAATAATTCAGGCATCTATGCTAATATACGATTAATTTTAATTTGTAATGATTATAAATTATTATTAAGCTGAAAAATCAATAAGCAAAATTGTTTTCTGTGTATTTGAGTTTTTAACAGTCAATAATACATCTCCTTTTTCGTAAACAACTCCATCGATTGTTCCAGAATCAAATGCATTCCATATTTTTGACGTATTGTTTTTAACATCTGTTATGTTTTTTTGCAATATAACAGAACTATCATAATTGAAAACTGGAGGTGCTTCTTGATTTCGCTCTTTATTGTATATCATCATTCCATCAAACAGAACGGCTGTTGTATCAGCCAATTCGAATGTAAACGTGATTACATCACCTTTTACTAAATCCATTTCAAAATCACTTAAATACCTCAACCAAACATCTTCTGTAGATACTGAATATGCTTGCGTGGAAATTAATGCTGTATTTTTAAATATGTTTATGTTTCCTGTAGCGTGACCAGATGATGTTTTTCTAATGTAGCAAGAAAAACCATATTTACCAGGATTGTCTATAGTTGTTGATTGATCTGTATTTGTAACAACTAAATTTGTCACCCCAGAAGTCTTTTCAATTCTCAAACAGCTATCACCAAAATAACTGATGTTTGAATCAAGTGAAGCCGTTCCTGTACCTGATGTAACACTAAATGTTTCATTGTGATTAAAATACAATATTGGATCAATCACATTTTCCGAATAATTTTTTCCGTTTCTATTTATTTGTATCATATCTATAATGTTTATGCTTCCTTCTATTGGAATTAATTTTCTACGTTGTATTTGATTTGAAATGTTATTTTCTCATTGTTAAGCAAGTTTGAAGCTCCTAAAAAAGTTGTGGCTCCAATTCTAAATATATTTATTGTAGATGTTTCCCCTATAGAGGCACTATTTATGGTTATGGTTCCAGTAGTAGAATAAGATGAATCTGCTGATATTTCAAACTCACTATTTGTTACTGTTGCAAATGATGATAATCCCCCCTGTTGAGACAGTACCCAACCGCTAATCAAAACAGTTCGTCCTTGTTTTGTTATCTCCAATCTGTATTCGCAAGAAACACCTGGAACTAATGTTAAAACATTTGTTGTTAAATGAGTATCAATTATAACATCAGGATAAATCTGTTCCAAGATGCTATGTTGCTCCGTGTTTAAAACCTCTCTATGCTCAACGGCCGTTATATTGCTTGCGTCTGCAAGATTTGTGTTTTGATATGTTGATATTTCTGTTTTAGTAGACATTTTAATTTGTATTATGTTAAATAATTATCGCTATAATCTGCTGACGAGTAGTCAGGTAACTGTATTGATATTTGCCAAGTTGTTGTATCATTAACTCCTTGGAATGTTTGACCTGATACGCTGCTGATAAGATCAGCACTAATATGAAGGTAATAAACACCATTAGAAAATATTTCTGCTGTTAATCCAGGTATGTCAAGTCTATTTCCTGAAACGCTCATATCTGAAGGGTTAAAAGTAGACCGTAATACATTTGCTTGATTGTATAATTTTATAGTACCAGTTGAATTTAGAACTATGTTTTCACTGAATAGAACCTTTCCATCTGGTGGAACTGATAAAATGGTATATGTACCTTCTGGAAAATATTGTGTTACTACCAAAGGTAAAAACAATTGATTTTCAAATGCGAATTTTTGTGTATCATCTCTATTTAAAAACATTTCTGCCTCAAAATCATTTGCTGTAGCTTCTGGTTCACCAAACTCTATCGGTGTACTACTATATGCCCTTATGTTATTTACATATAATTCTGTTGAGGTTATTGTATCTTCAAGCCTATCCTGAGTGAATTCATCGAAATATTCTAATATGTATCTACTCTTTCTTTTCTTTATATTCCTTGTAGAAACAGTTCTGTTTGTGCTTATTTCGTGGTATTCATCCCTTTCACTTTCGTTTATTCTGTTTTTATACCAAAATCTTAATCGTATAGATTGGTAGTAATCAGATCGACTATATTGTGTGCCGTATAAATCACCCTTATTTTTATAGTCTAATCTAGTTGTGAATTCTTTTTCATACGATGTTGTCATAAAAAAATTAGTCCACCAAGTATCGTTGTTTACTGTGTTCCTAAATCTTAAACTTACAATGTTTGATGGAAAGTCATTTTCATTTATGAACTCCCAAGTTATTTGATTGATTCCATTTGAATCTGTAAACTCTAATATTTTAATGTATGAAGTGACATTAACCAATTCATTTCCGCATTCATCTACAAGGAAAACATCATATGAATCATTAAAAACTATATCTGTTTCGCTGTTTGATATTTGCAAATATGTTTCACCCGGACATAATTGTATCGCCCCAAATGAAAGTATGGATGCTTGTGCATTTTCATTTACAGAAATCGCTTCGCTAAATGTATCTTTTAATCTTAAAAAACTATTATCCATTATAATGTTTCAATTGCTGTTACTAAATCAACTATGTTTTCGTATTTAACCCCATTGACGCTAACCCTATCATATCTTAATCTATTAGCCAAAGGTAATGTGTTTTGGTCAAAAATTTGAATATAATTGTCCTTTGCGTTGTATTCGATGTAATCTATTATATTTTCATCATATCCAACTTCATTAATGAATAAAACACCGCTTGATGAGGTTATTCTTAACGTGTCTGATTCATGTCTTATTTCACCAACTATTTCCATGGTATTTTTAGCCCATGTGAAATCTGATTTTTGAGGGTGTATTTTTAGAACTCTTTTATAATTGTCAACTACCCTAACAAATCCGCGAATTGATTTTAATTTATCTCGATATGAAATATATTGTGAGAAATCACAAATTATGTTTGTGGTTACTATTTTTGGAGACAATATTGCATCATCTAATTTATCTTGTGTTATGTCTGCATTTTCCTTTATCAAGTCGCCACTTTGAAATTGCGTTTCCAATTCACCATCGTTTTTAAAATACGTATTCTTTATGATTCCACCTTTATAAAGTGTTGAGGTTTTCAAATACGACCCCCAATGGTCAATAATGTTTCTTTTAGGGGTGTATAATAGGTTTCCAAACTCATTAGGTCTAGTTATACCTGTAATTGAATTAAAGCCCTCATTTGTCCTTATTACGTAATTTACATTTGTGTATTGAAAAGTTATTTCAGTATATACATTTGAAGCCGAAAATGTACCACCTTGCAATATCATAATGTTGTTTGAAATCTCTAATACTTCATATTGACCTGCATTACCAGTATTTACTATATTTATTGTTGATCCAACACCAAAACCAAGCAATGAGAAGTTAAATGAACCATCGTTAAGTAAATTCAAATTACCATCCAATATTAGATGAGTCAAAGACCTTTTTAATGTGCCTGTAGCCATTGGTGAAAGGCTTACAACGTCGTTTATAAAAACATTATCATCTTGTGTTAAAGACGTTTCATTTTCTCTAATGGCTTTGTCAATTGTTGTTTGTAAAAAAAATGGATCCCGGATGAAAGGTAAATTTATTTCTTTTTTGTTCTCAACATTTTTGTTTTTGTTCAACCATTCCGTTTCGGTGTGAACGGCATCAATTGTGTTTCCATCGTCCTTGTCTTGGTTAAACTTAGAATATTTTAGCCTAAATTCATTTATGGCAAATCTTTCATTAGATGTTTTTTCAAACGAATCCGTAGGCGGCATTTCAAATGATGCTATTTCGTTATTAGTATAGAAATCTTCGTATTTACCAACGAAAACAGTCCTTTCGGATGTGTTTACATTTGTATCTGTTTCATAATCTGAGTTGAATTCCTGTAACTGGCTCGCAATGTCTTTCCAGTTCAAAACAAATTTATTGTTTTTACCACGGATCATGTTACCACTGTATATAAAATTGTCATACCATTCACCACCTAGATCAAATCTTGGTGCCGATAAATTAAACTCTTGGTTTATACTGCTTGTAACCTGTGTCATTCCGTCTATAAGTCTAACACAAGGAACAACTATATCAATAGACGAACGTGTTGCCGTTACCTCAACCTCAATGTTTTCCAATATTGTTTCAACGGAATAGTTTGCTAGACTCCCAGGTGATGAACTGCTAAATGTTGCTGTTGATTCGTGTTGGAAATATATGTACAACCTGTTTCCACTTGTTATTTCATCCAATTCAAGTGAAAATGAGGTTGGCAAATCTTCTTGTACTTCTCCTTCAGAAAAATCATAGTTTTTTTCATATAAAATGTGCGTTTCTGTTATTGATCCAACGTTTGTACCAATCTTAACGACTAATCTAATGGACCCCGATCCACTTGTAACTACATCACTAAAAAAATCTGTTATGTTTTGTTCGGTGTAACCTTCAACGTTTTTTATCTGTATCGATATATCATTGATATTATTTTCGGCCTCAATAAATGTGAATGTCTCTATGTTTGGATTTCCTGTAGCCAAACTCAATCCAGCTAATTGAGATATAAAAGAAAGCGTGTTTTGAACACCATAATTATTTGTATTGTTGGCTGTGTTCAATCCGGTGTTAAATGTTGTGCCGCTGCTTATGGTCCTAGAAAATCCACGGGCTTCATTTATGCTATTCCACGTACTTAATTGAAAAACTGGTTTTCCTTTGATTAAAACATTTTGTGTTTGAACTGGAGAAATGTCTTGATCATCTAAATCCTTATCACTAAAAACATCAACCTTTGTGTCTATTCGCCTTTTAAGAGCTGCCTGTGAAGTGTCCTGTATGATCTTGCAGGTGAAATGGAGATAATCATCTGTTATTGCCGTTTTAAAGTCTATTTCACCAACCACATAAAAAATATCTCCCTCTTTTAGAATATACTCAACATTTGATTCTGAACCTCTCACATCATTGTATTCAATTAACTTTTCAAAATGGAATCCATATAAATTGCATGTGTTGGTAAATACAAAATCAATCTCATCACCGGCAAAACTTTCATCCCTTCCATATCCTTTATCTCTTTGATTTAAAAGGAAATTTGCCCCATCAAACCCAATAGGCACATCGATCTGGACCAATCCCGTTTCATCATCTTTAAAATTAAGATAATGCTGCAATGTACCTATATTTAGTGGCTCTGTGTTCATTATACGCTTTTGCTTGTTATGGTGAATCTATTATTTAAAATTTGTGTTCTTGTATTCTTTTTTGTTTGGAACTTTCTATACCCTTTTTCATCAAATATTATTTGACCACCTTTGCTAGTTCCTATGGCATTTTCTATCCTCTTGGCGTGGTTTGATAAATCGTTTTTAGTTATTCCATTGTTATTAATATGAATGTCTGGCTTTTGAGACTCCCTAAATACACCATTAAAATTAAGCATTTTATCAAGCTCTCTTTCAAACTCATTTTCATTTTTAAATACGTCCGTTCCTTTAGGCAAATTATAAAGCGTGTCTTTACTTGGTGTTTTAAATACATTTCCATCCGGAGTTCTTACTATTTCTGATACACCACCATCACCAAGTATGGCCTGACCTCCTTCAAAGTTTCTTACACCATCTTTAAATTGTGGGATTTGTTGCGCTGCTATCAAAGCTGTTTTAGCTGCACCAATTATTCCAACGGTAATAGATAATGGAATATTTCCAGTAGACAAAGCTTTGGTAACGGCTACGGCTGTATTTATAATTGATGATGATATTGCCGTGGCTTTTTCTGTTTTAGCCTGTTTAGTTAATAATTGCGCTCTCCTTTCTTGAAACTGTCTTTCGATTTCTTCACGTGCTGCCTTTGTTTCTTCTGTGTTTGCAATTCCTGACAATTGAAGCGCCTTTTCTTTTTCAAGTAGATTTATTTGACCTTCTATTTGTTTTCTTTGGAACTCTGCAACGCTTGAAAATATTTCTGTTGCTAATTGCCCAAATGACTTAGCGGCCTCACCTACGTTTTCAAAACCATTGACTATACCATTAAAAATAGTCCCCAAGTTTTCACCACTAACACCCAATATGTTTCCAATACTGGAAAATGCATCTTGTATCTCTGCTTTAACTCTTTCAAGTCTAGCCTTTTCATCTTCCTCATCCAATCGTCTTTCTTCTATTAGAATGCTATTTAATTTACTTCTAAGTTTAGAAAGTTCACTTTCTAATTCGGCTTTTTTATCAACTGTAATAGCGAATGCCATTAGTTCATCTGAAAGAAATTTTATTTGTGATTGAAGTTGTTTTTTAAATTCTTTGTTTCTAAGCTTGGTGACTTCTCTATCAATTTCTTCCGTCTTTTTACCACGATCCAATAACGATTCGATTAAAATGTTTTCAGCTTTTTTAACTTCATTGTTTTGCTTTGCTTGAAAACTTTTGAAATCTGAAACTCTTTTATTGTAATCGCTCAATAATATTTCAGCTCTTTCTTTTATCGCTGTTTCTTCGAGTTGTTTCCTTTTAAAATTAAATTCCTCTTGTATTTTTATTATTTTTTTGGTTCTTTTTCCAGCTAATCGTACAGCTTCTTTTTCTTCTAAATCCAACAATTCAAGCCTTTTGCCTAGTGATAGAGTGTGATTTAGATTTCTATTAAATAATATTTCATTTTCATCTTTAGACGAATCAGTTGTGATTTTTATTATCCTTTCTAGCCTTGATTTTTCTAAATTGAAAATGTCTTTATTTAATTTTTTTTGAGCGTCTACGGCTTCATTATTAGTTTTCTTGTTTAATGATCTTAATAGCTTCAATCTTATTTTTTCTAACTCTACAATCAAAGTTTTTTCGGCCTCAGTTCTTACCGAATGACTTTTGTCTATTTGTGATTGCTCTGACAACGTGAATTCCTGAGACTCTGGAGGTGTTGGCTGTACTGTTGTTTGACCTTTTGCTAAAGCCTCTAAATCTCTATAGTATTGATCCCATAGAGCTTTGTTATTAGAAAGTTTTTCATTGAGTGTTTTCACAGATTTTTCGCTTTCTACCTTCTCAATCTCTTCAACTTCGCTAAACAATGTAGCAGTTCCATCTTTTTGATCCTTTATGTTCTGATTTATTAACTCTAATTTTTTAGCATTTGCCTTTTTTTCATTGTCTATTTCTTCATCAATTGCTCTTAATTGTTCATTTACTTTGGCTAAAGTATTTTTAACTATTGCTTCAGTAGCTAAATCTGCATTTCTTTTTAGATCGATAAAAGCCTGAGACGTTTCCTTTACTCCATCTCTGAATGCTAGAAATATGCCTATACCTGCCGCAATTGCTCCAATCAATAAACCTGCTGGATTTGCTTTTGTAGCTACATTAAACAATTTCATTGCTGTAGTTGCCTTTCCGATTCCACCTGCTAAAGCAATTTTAGCTATTCTCAAACCTACTATTATAGCTGAATAAGCTCTAGTAACTAGGCTGACACCCAATACAACTGCTTTATATATTAGAAATGCCTTACCTACTTTTATTATGGTATTTAATATAGTAGATAGGTTTTTTGCTAAAAAGGCAATAGTATCTTTCAATGTTAATGATGCACCATTTGAATCATCCATTGACAACACAAATCCTTCCCATGCTGATGTAATCAATTTTATGGACCCATCAAGTGTATCAAGTTCTTTTTTGGCCATTCCTTCTGCAGTTCCTGCAGCTTTCTGCAGGGCTTCATCTAGTTCATTTGTTTGGTCTATATTTTCAGCCAAAATAGCAGAAGAAACGGCCGCTCTTTTTCCAAATTCATCATTTGCTGATGTTAATTTATCTTGACTCTTTTTTATTTTTTCTAGTATTTGCTCATAGTTAAGACCCTGTGAAGCACTCTCAATGAATATATTTCTTAATGCTGTCGATGAGGTCGAAACGTCAATACCCGAATCGGATAATTTCCCCATCAATGCCACTAACTTAGTAAATGGAATACCTGCCGCATTTGCCGCACCTGCTACAATTGGAATACCGGTTTCTAATTTAGAAAAGTTCAATGCGCTTTTAGCCGTTGACAATGAAAGTATATCAATTATCTTTGGCGCATCACTAGCACTTAGATCATCAAAAGTATTTACAACCGCACCAACTAAACCGGCTGTTTGGCCTAGCTCTGAGTTCATGGCGATAGAACCCTGTATGGTTGCTTCGGTAAGTTCGATTATTTGTTGTTGTGAGAATCCAAGACGCGCATATTCAATCTGCAGACCTGTGACTTCTGACGCTGTTTTTACGGTTTCCGATCCAAGACGCGCAGATTCTTCTCTTAATTCTTTTGTTTCTGATTTAGATTTCTGAAGAACTCCGGCAAGTGTAGCGTTTTGTTTTTCATAATCACGCATTACACCAATAGCGTTTCGCATTACTTGAACAAATAAGAACGCACCGCCAACTAGTTCAAGAGCCGACGCAAATTGCCTGGCCGCCCCTGCAGCTGCGATTAAACCTTTTGGATAGTTCCCGACATTCCTTTGGAATCGCCCTATTGACTTATCAGCTTTTAAAACCGCATTTTGATACCTATTAAAATCCTTTGTGGACCTTTTAAGTTCAATCTGCTCACTTTTAGACAATGCACTTCCTTGCGCTTTCTTTGCGTTTAAACTTTGAACTGATGCTCCGGCTTGATTCATCCTTACAACTAGTTTTTGATACTCAGTTGTCATTTTGGACGTTAAAATAGCGTCTTGTTTTTGAGCTTTGTTTAATGCTGCTAATTCAATACGCAACTTGTTAAGCTCTTTAGCTTCTTTGCTAGTTGCTTTTTCTAGTTTTGCCTTTGTAGATTGTAAAAGCTTATTTATACGTTGTTCTTCTTTTAAATTTGCAACATATTGTTTATGAGTTCCATTTACTTTTGCAAGAGCTTCCTCATATTCCTTCTGAACTGTTTTAAGCTGCTCTAATGACTTTAAGTAGTCACTTGGTAGTTTCTGGTTGTTTTTATTAAACTCCTTTAGCTCATCGACTGTTTTGGAAATCTCCTTTGTTAAGTTTTTCCATGTCTCAGTTATTTTTTTTACCTGTCCTCCACCATCTAAATTATTCGACATAATGAGTTTTAATTATTTTGTTTAGAGTTCAATTGTTTAATCTTCTCTTTGTATTGCTTTTCATATGAGATATATTGCAACATATTCATTTTAATTGGCATTGACCTATCCAATGTTAGCTCAATGTCTGCCACTACATCATAATATAGCTGTAAGTCATTTTCTTTTTCATCTTCTTCTTCCTTGAATAGAATCTTGTACTTTGTTTCGAGTCCTCCCTTTACATTTTCAACGATGTTTATATTTCTTTTAAGAGAATACGACGATTTTAAATTAATGTTTGTATGTATTTTCTTCAATGAAATAGCGAAACTTTTAACGGCATCTTTTACAACTTCATTTGGTAGATACTTTTTATCACTTTCAAGAACTTTCATAAGGTCCTGTATTTCCTGAATCTTTTTTATCTGAAGTAAAAGAATAACGCTTTTCTTCTTTTTTTTAAGGTCCATTTTAAATTTTCCATCATCTACTCTATTGAAATATTCATCATACAACGAATACCAAGCCATTTTCAACTCATCTAAATCCGTTTCATTGTAATCAAGTACTTTTTCATCAACATTGTTTTTATCTAACAATCTATGATCTCCATTGAATTTAACTTTATGAAACAATACCGAGTCGATTTCTATTAGACTAGTATATGGATTAACCTTTGAATTCTTGGATTGAAAAATATTCTGCCCCATTTTTAAAATTTGGTTTTATTGATTCTTTGAATATTATTTCAAAGCTTTTTTGTTCAACTATTTTTATGGGTCCATTCTCATACAATCTATACACATATGACACAAACCCCTTTTCTTTATACAAATTCATGTAATATTTTATTACATTCTGTTCCGATTTGCTAACAGTACCGCATGGAATACAAGCGCTCATAGTTTTATAACATCTACTTTAACAGCTATTTTGCGTACATTGTACTCAAAAATAAACCACTCGTTTGCAGTAAATTCTTTAGTGCCTCCATCTCCATATGTAACTATTACCTTTGAAATGGTCTTTTCATAATTATGTAATTCTGATATAGGTCTTGACATTTTTTCTATTTTTTAAAATCCAACAAAGTCAAATAATCTTTTATGGATCATTCCGCCTGCTATGCTCAATACTTCTGCTTTTTCAAAGTCCGTTAACCCAAATACGTCCAAACCGTATTTTTGAGCTATTAAAGTCGCTTTTTCATCATCTGAAAATATAGTAAAAAGACTACCTGTCAAATGATTTATAACCAATTCATCTTGTAAGTTTCCAGTGTCAACCAAATCCACATTTCCTTTTGCCGATGGGTTAGAACTTATTTTTTCCTGTTGGTATGAAAAACTGGAATATTCACCAATTATTTCGCCATTAGGTCTTAATCCTAGTTTCCACCTGTCACGAACTTTTTTTACTATCTGGTTTTGATTCTTTTCTAGTTCCTCTTTCAGCATGTTTTGGACTAGTTGTGTGTTTATCGTCTTTAGTTTTGCCTGTATTTTTAACAGTTGGTTTAAATCCATTTTTTAATAATTCTTTATGAATTGTTTCCCTAGCGTTTGGTTTCTGAAAAAACTCTGGTGTTTTAAGTGCTGCATTCATCAATGTTTCGTAACTCAATGTTTCCAAAGCTTCTTTTCTGCATCCTACTCCGCAAATATTTATTGTTTCCATATTTTTTATATAAAAAAAGCCTGCCTAATTTAGACAGGCTTTTATATTGAATTAATGTTTTGTATTAGGCTACTGTTGATAATGGAGCCGAACCCTTATAGAATTGACCTGATGCGTTAACCGCAGCCGAATAACTGTTTGTTACATCTCCAAGAGATGGCTGAATGGTATCACCTACAACCAAGGCTGTATCTAATGTGAAATCATATGAATTGGTTTCCGCATTGTACGCAACTGTATTGATAGTTGTCGCTGATGCCTGAACACCTCCAAGAAACCAATTGTTAGCATCTGTCATGCCTAGAACATTAACGGACCCATTACAATCATTTACAGCCTTTACGCTAAATGTTGTGGCTGCTGTTGGTGCCGTGCTATAAGATAGTTTAGCATTAAGCACACCATCTATTTGTGTAGCGTCATATCCTAGCTCATCCCATGTATAAAATGTACCTCTTGTATTGTATTCAAGGGCATTTTTAAACTGAAACATTATGGATGTCTTTGATGAATCTGTTCCCTTTTTCTCGGTGAATGTTTCAATGTTGAAATCACCGCAATCGAAACCACCAATTTTAGTCTGTCCAATGTCATAAGTAAATAGCATACCTGCTTCATACTTTATAACAACGTCCCATCTATTGAAACCCCTTTTGTCAAATGCGTTTGTATGGAAGCAATACCCGTTTACAAAATCAAATTGAAACTCAGGCAAACCAAGTAAATTTGTTTTTTTAACCCCCCTGTCACTTGTTTCTGCTCCATTTGCCGGGGTCAAATTGTCAAACATAAATGAGTCATTGAAATTGTAAATTGTACCGCCCTGAATAAATCCTTTGTATTCATCTTCAGTTGGAAGTGTTCCGGACGCTATGTTTAATGACCATCTTTTTGGATATAAGTCAAAGCCTACTGGCTCACCTCTTTCCTTCGTACAGTCTCCAACGCCCATACCTCTAATAGTATCTGATTCACAGTCACCTTGTTGATTTAATATAATTGCCATTTTTTTAGTGTTTTTAAGTTATACATTCTGTTTTTATTCTTATTCTCAATTTAATTGACCTAGCGTCAACATAATCTGTTATTACGCTTTTTTCAGACTTCTCACGACCTACTTTATTAAAATCTTTTTCAGCCGTTGAACTGGTACTTTCTAACAATCCAAAATTTGGAATATCAGTATATTCATACCGATCTTTTTTACTTTCAGTCATTTCTTGAATGTATGGTGATTTATTCAATTCATAAACCATTTTTTCATACACTGGTTGAATTACTTTAGTAAAGTTTTGAAACGTTCTTTCGCCACTTAACCAATTAGGATTCGTATTTGTCAAAATAACAATAGTAGTATCACATTCTTTATATCCATTATAATCCTTAACTGGATTTGTGACATAAAAAATCAAAGGGAATTTATCTGCTGATACTCTATCGCATTCAGCGATGAACTTATCAAGCATATCCTGATTTCCACCTGTAGTTTGTACATTGTATGTCTTTCCATCTACATCAATGGTCATTCCAGTAAACAAAGTCTTTAATGATGCTGCTATAATCAAAATCCTAATAAATTTTCATATTCATATTCTGTTTTATCTGCATTTTCAAAATCTGATTTGAAATGATCCAAGTAAGTCAATAGACTAACATAGCTTTTGCATTCATCGGATTGGTATTGGTCCAAAAACTCATTGTAAACACGAATATATTTTCTGTTTGTGTTTGCTACCTCTGAATCTATTGATTTTCCAATTACCTCTCCAATTCCTGATAAGCGTGTACGCTTTGGGTCGATCCATTGAGAATAGACGAATTTAGCAAGTAATGATTCTTTTGATGTGCCTTGTGTGTATATCAACCCTCTCCAAGTATATGACTTTGATTCAAAAGTATATTTAGTACCATTTACTACATTTAGCCATTTTTGAGGTGCTGTAGGGCTTAAAACCCCATCTTTGATGTTACTGTCAAGATCATCAAATAAATCATTGCCAAACGCGTCCTGTAAAAATACACGAACCTGTTCATCAATCCATAATTCAGTTACATTCAATCCGCCTGAAATATCTCTTTCAGTTGAGTTTGGTATAATTAAATCCTTGTTGAAATAAGTTTCGTCTATTATATACATCTATTTGTTATTTTTAGGTTTTGGGCCTCTTTTCTTAGGCTTAACATCTTCCACAACCTTTTTAGGTTTATTTGGTTCAACTGGATCGATTGGATCGATTGGATCGATTGGATCGATTGGATCGATTGGATTAACTGGATCAACTGCATCGATTGTATTAATAGCTTCAACCGGGTCTATTGGCTCAACTTCAACGTTAATTTCAGTTGATTTTTTCAACTCTTCCAATTCGCCTTTAACTTTTAACGGTTCTTCTTGTGATGTGTCCAATTGCCCTTTTAAAACAGGGTAATCTTTTACGATTTCATTTATTTCTTGTGACAACTCAGATTCATCAACCTCAATGTCGCCTTTAATAAATGTGCATTTCAATCCATATCTGGAAATCATCAACCTCATACGAGTATTGATGATTTCCAGTTTATCTTCTCTACCTTCAAAAATTAACTTTCCCATTATACCGCTATTGCTGGAATTGCTGTATCAAAATTACCTGTAACAAACATATATTTGTTATAAATAGGAAATAATACTTCTTCCTGTATAATGGCCTCAACTGTATTAGTCAATTTTTCAGCCGTACTTTCAGAAAATTCAAGTGTTAACTCAGTAAATTGCCCAAGTGCTGCAGCCATAGCCCAATCCCCAACTGCAAATCTTCCTGAAGGCATTGCAGTAGTCTCTACCACTGGAATCCCTGAAATAGATAAAACACCATTTTCAAGTCTGGTGACATCGATGTAATGCTCATCATTTCCTTTCAATGTCTCGATCTTTGTAGCATCAACTGGATTCAAAACAATACCAGTTGCCGTATGCTCCTGAACTGTAACCAATGTTTTTGCCACTTTCAAAACATCTATTTCCTGAGCGCTTGCAATTGAATCTTTAAATGGGCTTGAAACTGTAAAAGTTATTGCCCCGGTTGCTGTTGCTGTAAATGCTTGATCAATCAAAATCTGCTTTGGACCTACGACAACAGCCTCAAACTCTGCGTTATAACCTGCTGTTGGTGAGTTTGCAAATGTTATTTTATCACCATTTTGAATTCTTTGATCTGCAGAAAAATTAACGAGTGTTTTTGCTCCTGAATCATATGTTTCAATGGATGATACGGAACCAGGCGCGCCAACAACTGCCGTATTTATTAAAGTAGTAAAATCCTGTGCTACTTTAAATATTCCCTCAACATTATCACCTTGACCATCACCATGTAAAAACTGGAAATCTTCAAAATAACGAACTAATGATGGCAATTTTTGAGTCAAGTGACCTAAAACGAAGCTTCTGGATTTTAGCATTCTCTTAGAAAGCTTAACATGTGTCCCTATTCTTTTAACGTCCACCTGCTTTTCCCTCATTTTAAAAGCGCTTTCTGTTAGCTCTCCATTCTCACCTATGGTCGTCACACTTCTATCCCAGTCATAAACCTCTGTAAACGCCAAAAAAGGTAGATCCGCAGGCTGAACAGTCAAAAGATCACGTATATTCAAACGAGTTGTTTGAGGCTCGTCTACAACTCTAGAATCCCTAGATGTAATAAATACACGACTATTCCCCGTGTAATCATCGGTAATTGAAACAGTTTTCAAGTTGAAACTTGCTTTCTTCTTTCCGTTTGATTCTACGAAATCCTTAAATTCCTCAGTGTCCAATATTGCCTCAACTTCGCTTTTAAAAGATGCGGAAGAACCTTGAACGCCTCCACCTTCTTCAAGCTTTGTGATTTTCGCACCTTGATCCTTTATGATTTGCTCATATTTCTCAATAAAATCGTTGTATTTCTTGGCGTCTAATTCTTTTAAGCTGTCTGTTAATTCTTTGATTTTTTCGTCAAACATAGCTTTATCTATCATTCCGGCTTTTAATTCAGCACCAAGACTTTTAAATTCATCTCTAATAGACTTTAGTTTGTTCTCATTGTACTCTGATTGGTATTTTGCCAAATCTTCAACGGACAAGGATTTAATGGTTTCATCGGTGAAACCTTTTGTTTTTAGATATTCGTGAAATGGATTCATTTTTGTTTTAATTTAGATTTAGTAAATATTTTTGTTTGTCTTCAAGTGCTTTTTTAGCGGCTTGTTTGTTTTTATCTTCAAGTGCTTTTATAGCGGCTTGATCTATTTCATTTTTATTTTGTGGCTCTGGTTCAATCTGTCCAGTAGTACTATTACTTCCAAAAAGAACAAGAGAGCTTTCACTTGTGTTCTTTGCTTCTTTTACTATCCAGAAATAACTTATTTCGCCATTAGCATCCTCATATTCATCTTTATTAGATATTTCTGAAATGTATCTATCAAAATTGGCCTTTAACTCCTTATCTTCTTCTAAAATACTATTCATTGCAAATTCAATGATAACATACTGCATTCTCACACTAGCTTCAATAGCATAGTCATTATCTAGAAAATCTTTAGCCAAAGGATTCATTTTATCTTTTCTTATTTTGTAAATCAAAGCCTCAGTATTTCCTTGGTAAGATTTTCCCAATAATGAAAAAGGAATTTCAGATACAAACATGTCCACATCTTCTTTTTTTGCTAATGTAGTAACTAGGCTTAAAACGTGTGTATCAACCAAATAGTTTTTAAACCTTCTTTCCTTACTTGTTTTGTTCCATATGCCTTTTACGTGCAAATCTCTATGACTGTCTAGTATTCCAGTGGTATTAACTACTATGTAATAGTAATTATCATCTTCAAAATCTTGTTTACAAGGGTGATTTGAATTAATCTTTGAAGCATCCAAACATTTTGCTTTTACGCTTGAATCCTTTTCAACTGATTTTTGTATCAAAGACTTTTTTAAACCTATAATATCTTTAAAAGACTTTCGTAAGGCACTAAACATTGATTGTTTTGTTTCAAAGCTTTTATCTAATTCCTTGCAGTATATCATTTTAAAACGTCTTTAGAACCCGTTATGGATTTTATTTTTTTGTCAATTTCTTTTTTCAACTCAGGTTTTCGGCTCGCAACGTCCTTCATCTGTTTAATTTTCGGATTATTTTCACTAATTGTTTTCATTGTCATTTGTGTTTTGTCTTGATGCGCTTGTCTGTTTGTTTATTGCCATAAGTTGTTCCGGTGACAAATCCCATATATGAAGCTCACCTATTTCATCATTGTTTTCTAGATCCATACATGAAAGAACATAATTATAGTTAACCGCACCCATTCTAAAAGCTTTTTCTGCTGCTTCAATGCTTATTTTCTTTGTTTCAGATGTTTCTTTCTTGTTTTTCTGAAGAACCTCAACATGATCAAATGATCCAACAAGTCTTATCCCGTGTTCTTCTAATCTTAAAAACTTATTTAATGCTTCATCATCTGCTTCTGATTCAGGAATTATAGTCGAATCATATAGTCTTTTTTCTGCTGCTGATGCGTTTTCAAAAGTTGCACCTGTTACATATTGCTTAACTAATAATTCAGGAACTCCATATGCAGTTGCTACAGTTATGGCATTTGCTTCTATTTCTTCAAAAAGTTTTAATTCATCGACATTAAATCCTGTCTTTTGATACTCCATTGGCTGTCTAGAAAGAAAAAATGAGTGTTGATCATCTTTCATTCCATATTTTCTGAAATCCTTTTGTGTTTGTTTAACCTCTTCTTTTGTCATTGGAATGTTTCCAACTGCCGGATCAGTTTTTTTAGCGCTCAACATTCCTGTTGGACCTCTACGATGTATTAAGATATTTCTGCTTTCATACGCCCCTTGAATATTTGAAATAGGGCGCTGTAATGCAACAAGTTTGGATTCTCCAAGAACAAAAGACGAATTTAAATCAAGATTTGTTTCTGAGTTTTTAAGAATAAACTCAGAATTTATTTTGTTTATATCTCCATTTATAGCTGTGAATTGGTATTCTGAAATAATTTCACTTGTTGAGGTTGCTGTCAACCATTTTCCAGTTAAAACAACTGCAATTTTATCTGGGTGTAACGTGTTTAAAGCTAAAATATCTTTATAATCGAAAAACTTTTCGAAACCAGAAGGAAATGAAGCATATTGAAATGAATTACCAAATACATAGTAATTTATTTTGTTTTGCTTCAAGTACTTCTTTCCGGAACCTTGTAATGGATTTGGGCTATTTATTAATCTTTTCAACGCCCCTCTATCTTTGTCATAGTCTCTTAACAGTACTTTCTCGCCTGTTTCTAGGTCCTCAACAAAATATTTCTTATTTGAATATGCCGTAGCTTTTATATCGATTATAGCCTGTACTATTGGGTTTGTTCTAAATACTTTTAGCAAATAACGATCTGTTGAGACTTTTGTATAAACAGGTACTCCAGACGCTATAAATGTATTTGCCGCAAAAGAATAAGGCAAATTAGTTTCAAAGTCTGTTTCTATAGGCGCTTTAACAGTGTCTTTGCTTTTATTAGTAAAAAAATCTCTAAAACCCATGTTTTTTTGATTAAAAAAAATCGTTATATTTTCAAATATAGGTATTTATAATTATTTATATTTATTATAAATAGCGTTTTAGAGTGGAATTTTGTATTATTGCTGTGTGGGACTCTCTGAAATGTCGCAATAAATAAAGTCAGAAGCTTGGCATAGTACTAAAAACCAACGCCATAACATCGTTATAATGTTATGGCGTTTTTTGTTTGAATACCATTAATAATTTAATTAACAATCTATTAATAGTGTTTTAATTTGTATTTTTTTAGTGTGTTTATGTATTATGTTTAATAGTCTATTTCTTTATTTTTTAAATGGGATTATTCTATTGACCCTGTGCAATTCCTTCATCCATTGTATATGATTTACAGCGAAATCAATTAAATCAATTGGTTTTTTGTCTTTAACCCTTCTGAAGCACTCAATTTCAACTATCAAAATTAAATATATGAGTTTTATTTTGTGCTGTTTTTCTTCGATTGTCATTTGGAAAGTATGGTTATTATCTTAAAATCTTGTACTACAATTACATTTTTACCAAATTTAAATTTTCCATATCCTCCTAGATCAACTATTAACCTGGTTAAATCTTCTGTTAATATTTGTTTTTTTATTAAATCCAAGTCAAAATCAAGTATTCTATCGAAATATCTTACAAAAGCATGATCTGTAATTTCAATCTGGTCTTTGCCATTCAATATTCTTTCCTGTCTTTTTAGTTTTTTGAGTACATTCCTAGATTTAATGTACTCTTTATGTGCTGAAACGTGTTTTATTTTATTTATGTCTTTTTCAATTTCTGCATTTTCTATTTTTTTGTTCAAATTTTTTAAATTCATTTTTGTTTTTTTTCGTTAAAATTTTCGTTGGCCTTTTGTATTGCTGCTTTTCTTGCTTCTTTTGACACTCCCCCACCTAAAGACTGGGGGAGTGTCAAAGATTTTACGCACTTGTATATATATTGGAGTTAGCTGCAATTAATTTTTTACGATTTCGCATTCCATAAGTCCGTCATAATTTGCTAACCTTTCGCTTAAAAATCCCCCAATACTTTCCCATACATCATCAGTCCATCCCTCTTTCAAAATGGTTCTAAATTCATAGAAAGTATCAAAGTCCGTGTCTTGTATAAAAAAGCATCCAGAATTTAGTAATAGTTTGCCTTTTCCGTTTACTTCTAAATCAAAGTACTTGTCTTTAAAGTAAGAGTCACCAAAGTAGGCTACAAAAAAACCATTTTGAACCCTTGCTATCTTCCAATCAAAGTCATTTTCATCTTGGTACGTATGGCATTCTTGGTATTGTTCCGTATTGGGAAATTTTTCGATGGGCATTGAGTATATCATAATAAAAAAATTAACAGTTCGCTTCGACAGCTAACAATGTGTATAAAAAATATCCTAATTAAGTTTTGTAATAAAAGGCTCGTTACTTAACCGAAGAAAAACAAAAAGCCTTCAACACGTGCTTACTCTTGCTTAATAAAAACCGTTTTAGTCATATCTAACCAGACTGGTGGTTGTGTATTTCCAGAGTTTATACCTAGCCATAATTTTCCGTGAAACAAGAATTTAAGTCTTTTCCAAAATGGAACAGTCCATAAAGAAATGCATTCGCCATTTTCAGACCTATACACCCATAAACTTCCACATTCTTCATCTGACATAGATGCAGGTTTTTTTAATTCAATGTGGGCTTCTTCAAAATGTAATGGTTTCATAATTAGTTTTGTTTGTGAGTTTCGTTCATAAAAAATTGTCCTACTTGAGTAATCATATTATCAAGAGTTTTAAATGCTTCATCGTCAGATAATGCAGAAATGTCATTTTGTAAAAGCATTAATAATTGTCCAAAAGCACCGTAAAAAACTCTTTTAGTTTCAACTCTTTGTACTGTTGGCATTTTGCTTTCATCTAACTTCATTCTTTGTAAATAAAGTTTGTACTGGTTTTCAATGTTAAATTTGCTCATAATTGTAAATATTTGGCGAAGCCATTTGCCCACGCTCTTTTTTGTTTTTAGTTGTATTTATTGACACTCCCCCACCTAAAGTGAGGGGGTTTTTCGAAGACGGTGATAAGTTCGTTCTGTCTTGTTTTAATTTTTCAATCTTATGTTTTAATTCCATAGTTTTTGCATATTTAAAACACAAATCTACAAATTTAAATTTGATTTTTTATTAATTTATAATAATTAAAGTCAAATGCAATCATAATTGTATTAGTATTTTTTATATATTTGTAATCTCGAAAAGAGATAACCAATCTTTCGATTTTTTTTAACATTTTGGTTCGGGCAGAGCCAATGTTCGTTAACGTGGTGCATTAGCACGAGCGTTGAGCAAGAATCCACTAGTATTTAGATTGTGGAGTGTCAAATATTTGTACAATGATTGATAAAAACACACCATTATTAAGACTAAAAAAAATACTAAAAGAAAAAGGTATTAAATCAGTGGACTTTGCTAAACAAATCGGAGTCACGGAAAACACTGTATCAAATATCAATAATGGGAAAACGTTGCCGAAAATTCAACTACTTGTCAAAATTGCAAATGTGTTAAACGTTGATATTAGGGATTTGTTTAATCCTACAAAGAATGTAACGACTAAGGATTTAATTAATAAAGGTAAAAATATATTTAATCAACTGGAACAGAAAATATAATCCAAATAAGCGCAAAATATATTAATTTCTTCGTTTTTTGAAGTGGAATTGTTTGGGATGTTTGTTCTACTTTTTTTTCGACTTTAGATTTAGAGTGTATTGTTGAAAATAATTAATATAGCTTATTTGGGTTCTTAAAAAAGCCGCTTGACATTTTAAAAATGTTTTAAGCGGCTTTTTTCATCAACATAGGTATGTTTTTAGTTTTCAATTCCGTTAAATAGAAAGAAAAGTTTCATAGTTGCTTCAGTATCTCCCATCGCTCTATGCGGATTATTATTTACTATTCCAAAATGATTAAGCAATACCGGTAATGAATTGCTAGATGTACCAATATCCATTTTCCTTGCAGATTCTAAAGTGCAATAGTATTGCTGAAACACAAAAGGATAATCAAATGATCTTAGAAAATATTCAGTCCATTTTTTATCCATATTCAATACATTGTGACCAATTATACATCGTACATTATTGTCTAAAAGAATCTTTTGTATATCTCTTGCGGCCATATCTGCTTGTATGCCATTTTTTAATTGACTCATAGATATACCATTTACATTCATAGCTTTAACATTATACACGACTGGTTTTCCATTAAAACGCGATATGTACGGCTTTATAAGAGCTTCATATCGTGTAACCTCTTTAAATTCACTATCCAATACTATAACTGCTATTTCACACAATGCGTTTGTTTTAACATTAAACCCTCCAGTTTCGACATCTATTACTGCATACATATTTTTTTGTTTTAGTTTATCACCGTCTTCGAAAAACCCCCTCACTTCAGGAGGGGGATAAAAGAATGACATATTTAGTTTTGGTTCGGGCAGAACCAATGTTCGTTAACGTGGTGCATTAGCACGAGCGTTGGGCAAGAATCCCCCAGTCTTTAGGTGGGGGAGTGTCAAGTTATTGAAATTATTTATTTTTTTCATCATCATTAACCATTTCAATGAAGTTAATGAAGAAAAACGATAATATGGCCAGTATAACCATGGATATAACTGAGAATTTCCCTATGCTATAAGATGTTGCTGAAATTATAAATATTATCAAGCAAAATCTTACCAGGGCTATTTTTATTAGTTTTTTGTTTTTCATTTTATGTTAATTATGTTAAATTTTGACTACATTTAAACTCTATTTTTATTTTTGTTTGAAATATTTGGTGGCAACCTATTTTTTATTCAACAAAAATTATGTTCAAATTGAAAGAGGTGGATTTATGTTCACCTCTTTTTTATTTATGGTGTTTTAAGCATTCATCTTTACTATCAAATATCAACTCACTTCCTGAAAGATTCAAAGAAACACCCATGAGCATGGCTGTATTGTAAAACGCGTTTGATTCATTATTTAATAACATATGCCCGGCACATTGTAAAGAATGGTTCTTATGGCATACAAATGAATCTGAATTAACTATTTCTTTGATTCGTCTTTCTCCTAACCACCCTTTTAAAGAATCTTTTCTAAATGGGCAATCTTTACACGGTTTTTTACAGTTTGGCAAATTCATTAAATCTTCTCTTTATAATTCTACAACCATTATTTTATTTTTTTGTTTAGAAGAAACATATATGCCCCGGATATGACTACCCAAATAATAGTCAAAAAAACATTTTCCGTTGTATTTGCCATTATTAGGCTTCCGTAAAACCCTACAGATAGTGTTGTTTTATTTTCTTTCATCGTTGTTTAATAAATGTTTTATATATTTTCCTTTTCTTTTTAATAAAAAAGAGACTCACTAAGCTTGTGAGCCTCTTTGTAATTGCTCAATTTTAACGCAAATGAAAACGTTAAGCTTTACCTCTTTTTGTAAGACAAGTTAGATAATGTGTTACCATTTGGTGACAGAATGTAATAAACATAATCCTTATTCAATACAATAATACTTCCACCTTCATCGGTTAACATACCGTAAGTTGATGATGATAAAGATGTAGAATCACTATCTAAATCGGCAACGTGATCTACATTGAAAGCTATCTTATAGGCTTCCCTGAACTCTTCATGATTGGTGTCTCTGTGAATGAATCGATAGCTTTTGCCTAAAAATCTGTTGCTCTCAACTCCTTTTTCGTTAAATTCTCTTAATGTGTACATAATGTTTGTGTGTATGTGTGTGTGCCTACTCTAGTTCATCTTTTCGGCTTTCGATGTTTGATTTATATTTTATAGTACGTTATGTCTATGATTTTTGTTTGTTGCTTTCATTGGTGTATTGTTTATTAGTTGTGTGCAATATACAAATTAATAACACATAATCTACTATAAATACAAGTTTAATTTGTATTTACCACAAAGACTTTGCTAAGACAATATTTCTTATAGCTATTAGCGCATCTGGTTCTTTTCCATCTGGAACATCTAAAAAAGTTCCATCGTCTGCCTGCTTCCAGTTCCAAGAATTTAAAGCTTTGATGAGGTTTTCACTTGAATTGGTTACATGTATGTCATACGTCTTTGCTCTCTTTATTCCATCATCTACCATATTTTTGACGCCTCTTATTGAATATCCTTGACTTATAAGGTCCTTTAGTTCCAAAATTCCGTCATTGTTACCCACGATAACTTGTTTTTTCTTGAATTTTATTTGCTTTAGCTTTTGAGCTAATGATATTTGAGTTGATCCCTTATGAGTTTCTGAAGAAAGAGTGTTATCAAATAGGACCTCATCCAAATATAATTTGGACCCATCGACGAATGCATCCAAAAGACAGTAGTATTTAGGAGATTGCTTCAAGCTTATCCCGGAAACGATTCGTTTTGCTGTTTTTGGTATTTCTTGTACTGTATCGTAGTGGTAAATTGATGATTTTGATATTATAAATTCTTTTTCTATTGAGTAGCACGTCAAATCTATGTGTTCATCGTGTTTTGCATTCGGGAACATTGCAATTTGATCCAAGAAACCTTCATTCCAAGGTCCTTCAACTAAACAGGCTCGACCACCTTCTATGTATGGCGATGCGCTTTTTGCTCTTTCAATTTTGCTCATACCAACAAAAGGTGTCTTTATTTCCGATACATTTAACATTGTAGAGTCTTTTAGAATCTGCTTTATAGATTTTCCAGACGCTTTAGGCTCAACATATATCATTTCTATATCTACACCCAAGGCTTTTATATAAGTTGGTATGAATTTTATAAGATCAGGCAACTCTAAGTACTTATCAATACTAGATAATATGTACATAATGCCTTTATACATACCTCTTACCTGTATTCCTGTAGGATCATTTGAATTATCTTTGGTATATGCTCCATCTATCACCATATTCCACTTTATATTCGGGTTTAATACAGCTTTTTTTACTATTGGAAACCATGCTTTTTTCCATTCTCCACCTTCTTCCGGGCTAGGTATCTGCATATACTGGCCCGAAAAGTTATATTTACTAGCGTTTCTTATAATTTGAAGATCATTGAAGCTATGTTTTTTAGGATATAAAGGCTCATTCTTATCGTTTAATGCAGGTAGACATAAGTGCGTCCATTCTTCTCCACTGCCTCCATCCAAAAGGAATCCACTTAAATCTTCTTCGTGTAGCCTTTGCATTATAACTATAATAGGGGTCTTTTCGTCATTTATACGACTCCTAATTGTTCCGTTATACCTATTGTTTACGGAGCTCCTTCTAACTTCACTAAGCGCATCATCTGGCTTTAATGGATCATCAATAATTATGGCCCCACCAAACTCATCACTATCTGCTATACCTGCACCAAATCCAGTAATTGCACCACCTGAAGCAGTAGCATAAATTCCACCACCAAATTCATTAAACCATTTCTTTTTACCCTGGGCATCTTTTTTAAGTTCCATTGGCCAAAGTGATTGATATGCATCGCTTTGAATGTATTCTTTTGTTTGACTTGAATTATCTAGGGCCAAATCATCTGAATATGATAAATGAATGAATTTAGAGCGTTTATATTTTGATAAACACCAACCTATAAATATTTTAATGGCTAATTCTGTTTTTCCGTATCTAAGGAGGCATGTTTATTATTAGTCTTGTTATTTCACCCCTTACAACCGCTTCAAGAGTAGATGCGATTTTTTCGAAATGATGTGAAATATCGAATTTCCTGTTATGATTTTCTTTATATATGTAGCGCGCAAAGAATAATAATTCTTCTTCACACCTCAGCTTTATTATCTTTTGCTCGTTTGTCATTAGTATTTTTTATCAAGTATTTTTTTGACTCGAATAGCTTCTTTTTCTGTTATTTCTGCTTCGATTTGGACCTCTTTTTGTTTGTTGTCCTTTTCGAAAAATCCGCTTTGCTTTGAAATTCTATCTTGTGCGGAATTATACCCAGAAGCTGAAATATATTTTATGGTCCTTTCTGCTGCTGTTATGCTTCTCGCGTCAGAATCCAAGTCTTTAAGAACTTCCAAAGATGCTTCATAAGTTCTAATAAGGTTTAAATCACGTTTTATAGATTCTTCAATGGTGTAAAGCTCTTTTTTCTGTACTTTATTTCTTAATTCAGACATTCTTATCCTGATATTATCCTTTTTAAGCATTACAGATGCTTTAACATATATTGTTGCGTCTTTCATATTAGATACATTATAAGATGCTTTATATGCGTCTATATAGCTTTTCCCTTTCATCACTTCAATACAGAACTTTTCTTGTTTCGTTGTCAATTTAATTCCATCATCCATAGTTCATTGTTTTTGTTTTAATAGATTTTCAGTACTTGCATATATATTGGAGTTACATCCAATTAATTACTTCTCGTATTTGGTGTTTTGTCAAAGCTTTCATTATCTATTTTTTTGTTGTTAATTTTAATTATTCGTTTTACACCTGATGTGAACTACCCACATTTTGTTCTATATCTTCAAATTGGTTACAGCAATATTCAGTTTTTTTCATCTTGTTTGTTTAATTAGTGTGTATATTTCCAATCCAGATAATACCGTAATACCATTATACGAATTATAGCGCGGTGTTATTACTTTCCCGTCCATCATTATGTATTTATGGCTTGAAGCGAGTATCTTAGCGACGTTGTGTATAGATTTTCTTACTGAAACTTCAAGCGACAAATTGTTGGTGAACCCAGAATGAGTAAGTATATAATTAAAATCGCACTCTACAGCGCGCTTCAATACCTGCTTTACGTCGTCTGTATAATCGCCTATAGTGTCGTTGGTCTTTTCACTCTTTTCGAATCCTGTACAATTTAAGTGCTTACTTATAGACTTAGCTAAATCAAGCGCCTCTTTCCTGTATCTGGAATCCAGAACGTCGTTGTCAGTGCCAACTGTATATGGCACACTTGCTAATTTGTATTTTTCTCCTCCCGCTGTACCTATTATGTTCCAAGCAGATTTTGTTTCACTGTGTTTAATAGTTTTTTTCATCTTGTTTCTTTTTTATTTTATTTATTTGACGAATTATAATGTATTTATGAATGAACATTATTACGCTATAAATTATATAAGCTACCCAAACAATAAAAATGAACATAGACCATTGAGCCTGAGTAATTCTAACCATTTGTAATTTTAGTATTCGTTTATATTGAAAACTGGATTATTTTCTCCTTTTGATTTTAGGCCATTCACCCAAGCTTGGACCATTTGTTTTTCATTGAAATACTTACCTTTTGATCTTACTATTTCTTTTATTTTATAAAGAGCTTGTGCCACTTCTTTTTCAGAAAATGTTGAGTAAAACTCTTGAGGCTGATTAACATGGTGCTTGTGCATTATATATAGAGCTCTATTTATGGTTATTTCATCATCCTTTAAGCTTATTATGTATATGC